ATCATCGATGGTCTGCGTCGCAAACCCTTGCGGGCTCAACTCGTCTTGAAGTCGCTTCAGCAACTCAATCGTCACCTTGAGCTCACCAACGTCCACCATGCCACGCCGGGCGAGTTGATCGGAGTTCTCTAGTTCCTCCACCAACTCTTGAGCGCACAAATTGCAATATTTGGTAGGGACTAACCCATCTCCAAGCTCGCAGAGTTCATGACATTTCTGGCACTCAAAAGATTCATCATCTCCGGCTGTTTTCATATTTATCTCGGTGATTCGTTCGGCGGGGGTCATGGCGTTTTGTCTATTTGGATGCGAACGCACTCGCGTTCTTTGCTGCCGACTTTGACTTGCGTGACTTCGATCTTTGCAACGTCTGGTGAGTCTGAAGGTAACGCACCAGCGTAGCGGCATACATCAACGGCAAACTTTTCGCACAAGTTGTCTTCGTCGAGGAGGCGGCGCCTAAAACTTGTAATTCGTACAAGAAATTTTGCGCCAGCTTTTTCTTGAACTTGTTCCTTTGCCAATGGCTCATGGCAAGGATCTGGTTCCAACTCGGCAGTCGGCCCGATATCTCCAGGTCCAGCACCCTCTGGCCGTACACGTGGAGGCTTGGACCATGATCCGTCGCTCTGTAGATCGTATCCGTTTGCTCTGAGGGCTTGCTCATAGTCGTTCGCGTCGATCATTGTCGTGGAGCTTTGGAGTTATGCTCATCTGTGCGGCGTTGAAATCCAGTTCGATCGTGTCACCACTTCTGCCTTTGGTGTCTTTCAAAATCCGAAGAACGATCCTTTCTCTGGATGGCCGCTCGCAGGCGATAACCAGTCCGGAGGAATTTTCCAATGCGCCGCTATCCCGAGCGTCATGTAGTCCAATTGGTTTGCCGTCGCTCTTTTTATCCGGTCGTCCAATTTGGGACGCCATGATAATGATGGTTTCAGTGCGCTTGGCTATGACCTTCATTTCTTCCGCGGCATTTGATACAGCGTCGTATCGACTCTTGGAATTAACCGATCTCACCAACCCAACGTAATCGACAATTACAACGTCCGGTCTTTGGCCGAACTTTAATTCGCTCCTAACGATCAGGTGCTCAATTTCCATAGTGCCAATCCCGCTCTTCGGACACACCATGATGTGATGAAGGCCGAGGTATCGTTTCCACAACGGTCGAAACTCCTCCAGATATTCACGTTCAACATCTGACGAGAAACAACCCACCTCCATTTGTACAAACCGCTCGAACATTAGGGACAGCGGCAGTTCCATTTCAAAGATCAGTGTTTTCAACGGTGCGGCCAGCCTGGCTATAGTTTGGAGCAGCGCCGTCTTTCCAACCCCAGTATCGGCCATCAGCAGCATTAGTTCTCCGGCAATTAGTTTCCTGGAGGACAGAACTGTTCCAGGTCCAAACATTGAAAGCGAAAGCGATCTCCTAGTGTCCCTGGCCACGCACCTGCGGTACTCGACCTCCATTTCTTCAACTGTATAAACCGGCAGGAACTCCACACAGCTTGGAGAGGACTCGATAAGTTTTGAAAGATCGGTTTTGGCGTTGGCTTCTTCAGGAAACGACTTAACGAAGTCCGTAACGTCCTTGTGCGGATGAGGCAAGGTCACCCGCCGCAGGCTCAGCACGCAGCTCTTTAGAGACTCGATGATCTTTAGGGCGTGGTCTTTTCCAGCCGAGTCGGAGTCTGGTATCAGCACCACATGCTTACCCTTCAGAGTCTCAGAATATGCCGGCAACCATTTTCCTGCACCGCCGCAGTTGGTTGTGGCCACCCATCCAAGTTTATTCATGGTGTCGCAGTCTTTCTCACCCTCGCAGATTACCACTGTGGCTGATGCACGAACGCAAGCCAGGTTGTAAAGGACGCGCGTTACTCCTTCCAGATCCCATTGCCATGAACCGTTGGCCGCGGGTTGCCTTTGACGAAATGTCTTTGGGGAGTAGCGCACGACTTGAAAAATGAGTTCTCCGTTCTCATTTGCGTAATCGTAGGTCGCAACGATCTGAGGAGCTTGAGTCGGCTGCGCCTTGTCGTTATCACCTGACAGGTGTTTAAGCGCTTCGCCAGCGGTGATGTGTTGCTCAATCATAACCCAGTCGATAACGGTCCCTCCTTTGTCGCAGTCATTACAATGGAACAGCCCTTTTGCTGTATCGACCGTGACGCATAGGTGATTTGGTTTGTGTGAGGTCACCGGACACACGTTGGTGACAAAGTGCGGCGCAGCTCCTCGCAGCTTGATTTGTTTTTTATCAAGAAACGACTTCAGTGGGTTACGGGCCAGTATTTCGTTGCGTTCCATTGTCGTGAAAATGTTTGTAGAAATCAGAAAGCAAGTGATCCCCTAAAACCCTGGCGCATGCTGGGTGCATCCAAATCTGTTGTTCTTTCTCCGAGGCACCTTGCCAGTAAATCCACACTGAACCCATCAACGGTTCTCCGCAGTAGAAGCACTTGTCGGTGGGAGAATGGAACACCTCCGTGTTCGGCTGGTGCATGTGCGATGCGGAGTAGAAAGCCATTCAAATTATATTTCGGGGCCGAGGAGCGTTTTGAGCCTGGTCAATCGCCGTAGTCCAGTTCTTGACAAGTGAGTCCGCACTTCGGAACGGTTTCTCAGCGTTAGGAAGCCACCTCAATATTTCTTCCAGTTCAGCCAGGCAGTCGGTGCGTCGGGCGATTGAGCAAATGCCCTGCTCAGACTCACACGACCAGTGGGCGGTGGGATTCCTTTTGAAATACCCTCCGATCTCCGATTTGAGAAAGTTTACGGTGTCCATAGTCGAGTCACCACCGTTGTTTTTCTTTTTAAATACGTCACCACCACCATTTGGTGTTTGTACTTCTGCATATGCACCTGCACCTGCACCTGCACCTGCACCTGTACTCTGAACAGAATTGAACTGTTCACATTGGTTCACATTGTTCACAGTGAACTCGAATTTTCCCTTTCGACCAGCCCTCTCCCACTTTCTATACTGTTTCCAGTATTCCTTGCGATCTTCAGTCAGTGCATCATTTCTGTATTGCTCAAGATTGACGACTCTATATCGGTAAGGTCCTGGACCGCATTGTACTAATCTCCTCCCTTCACAGTCTGGAGATCTCGAATCTGGATCTTTGTCGCACAGATATTCAAGCGCAGTCTTAACCTTTTTAATTGGCTCTCCGAATATTGCAGCCAGAACCGTTGGATTAAGGTCTACAGTGCAATCTTCGTCGGGTCGGGCGTTAGCTATGGCGTAGGGCATGAGCGCAAATGCCATTGCGCCAGCTCCAACCATGCTACCGGTGTACATTTTGGGGGATATTCTGCCGTGCATGAGTGTTTGGTTAAGAGCCCTGCGCTGCTGCCGTGGTTGAATGTGACTTCGCTTCCTGGGAGGGAAACCACAGCAGCAACGCGGGAATCTCGTTTTAGCAAAGTCACGAAGCACTTTTGATCGTCCTTCCATTTCTGTAAAGAACTTTCTCACTCCCCAACCACTAAAACGGTCCGCTTGGTCTTGTGTTCGATCTTCAGGTTCGGGTATTCGCCAGCGCGATACCGGCGGTACGCTCCGCCGTAACCGATCCCGGCCTGAATAGCTTTCTCGGTCAGCCAAGTTTTGAGGAGCATTGGCAGCCTGGGTTTTGGTGTTCTCACGTCCGTTAATCCATGACCTGACGTGACATTTGAGCGAAGTAATCGTATTCCTGAACTCGGCCAACCTCCCACACACCTGGTGATAGACGGATAGGCGCGTGCTCCTCGTGAATTATAGTCGCGGCGCGTGTCAATTTTAGAAGCATTCGCTCTCCGATTGTGATCAATTCGGCCTCGTCGTCCTCAATGATGTGGGAGTGTCCATTTTCCCCGTGCGCCAGGACAAGACGTTTTCGGGTGATGTTGATCGGGGTTCCTTCGGGCATCGCATCTAGTTTTCGTCCAATTACGTCGCCTTGTTGAAATGTTCGTTTTGCGGTTTTATTTTTCATGTTTAGGTCAGGATCTCGGCATTCTCATGCCAGTTACTATTTCTCCAATTCAAACTTTCGGTTACTGTCTTACAGGATGGATCTACCCCCTCCAAGTGCCAAACTCCGATGCTTTGGTTGAGCATTCGCAAATATCTAGCGTCTGTTACCTGTTCTGACAGGTGTATAGAAAGTAGTTCGTAGTCTCCACGCTTCTCAATTAATTTGTGTGGTAGCTGGGCAAGCATGCGCTCGATGCCAACTTTTCGTATAAGTTCTCGACGGCGATCAATGTTGTCCTCCTGAAGCACGCTCTCTGGAGTAATGCGCTCGGCCGGAGTTAGGACTTGATCTGGTTTCATGGATATTCCGTTTAGGTAGAACAACTGCCAGCCGTCAGGATATGTTAATGCCGGTGATTCATCTTTGTGAAGTCTACCAATAGAATTTCTGTGTAAGGAGTCGTGTCGCTCACAAATCCAACACAATTTTTCGTGAGGGAGCCACCAACCAGCGTTTTCACAAATAGTTGCTATTCCTTTTAGTTTCTCTGTCTCGTTTACTAACTCGCACACGATCTTCAAGAAGTCATAGAATCCAATCCACGCAGATTCATGTTGACCGTACACGCTGTCCCTCACGCTGGCCCCCACGCTGGCCCCCACGCTGGCCCCCACGCTGGCCCTCACGCTGGCCCCCACGCTGTCCCACACGCTGTCCCTCACGCTGTCCCTCACGCTGTCCCTCACGCTGGCCCCCACGCTGGCCCCCACGTTGGCCACCACGCTGGCCCACACGCTGTCCCTCACGCTGTCCATCACGCTGTCCATCACGTTGTCCATCACGTTGGCCACCACGTTGTCTGAAAAGCTGGAAACTATTGATCGAGTTAACCCTTGAGATAATGGAGAACCGCACCAAACAATCCTTGGTGGTTCAAGACCAGCAATTCTGTAAGATTCAACTATACCTCTCTCGGCCTCTTTGCGATTTGCTGGCTGAGTGCTTAAACCGATATTGGTCCATTTATCAATGAACTCGGGAAAGCGTTTTATTTGTTCTGCTGAAAGTTTAGTGATCATTGAAGTAACTCGAATGGACGGCTTGGCCCGACAGAGCCCACAGAGGGAGTGCCCAAGGAGGAGAGCACTGCGAGAAGGGCATTGTTTCCAAGCCGCCCATTGGAATTACCGGCGAGAACTCTGTTACATGGAGTCGGGTCCATTCCAAGAGTGTAATACACTGGGGCAAATTGGCAAGTGCTTAAATTGAGAGAGGCTTACTCGTTCAACCTGGGCTGAAGTTTTTCCCGGTTGATGATCGACTCATGCATTCCTTGTTGCGTGCCGCCGAGTCGAATGATCGCGTTAGCCTCTTTCTCCATGGTCGGCTTATCGTTGTCCTTTAGAGCCTTGAAGTACAGCGAGTAGTGATGGCCTCGAACGGTCGACAGTGCTCGCTTCCGTATTTCTTCGGCGGGCACACCGTTCCTGGTAGCTGCGTCTGTTATTTCCGACACCATTGACTGAAGCGATCCTTCTGATGGCTGTTGGCCGCGGAGAAATGATCGGAGTCGGTTTGGATCGGTCGCCAGTTCGTAAACGCTTTCGTATGCGTTCTGAGCCTTGCTCTTGGTCATCCCTTTTCTGAACGGGACGGAAAGCGCAAACTGGTTTCCGGAAAACACGAACGGAATAGCCTCCTTTTCCACGCTCTTAGCCCGTTGGGGAATACTCTCTGCGAAAGTTTCGTGGTCCTGTTTCCATGGCTCTTTGAAGTCACCTTCCATTCCGGTGATCTGGTGGAACACTTCGGCCACTGGGCGAGCCATTTTCGCCATGACATTCACCTCGGGATGAATGATCCACGCCAAGACCTCCTGCGGTCGTTTACCCAAGTTCACGTAATATCTGGTCGGGTCTTTTTCGTTGTGCCACGGCAGCATCCTCATTAACGGAGTTATGTCGATGCGCGTGCGTTGGCCAGATTCGTTGTCCCATACCCAAGGTTTGTCCCCTTTACGATCATTCCCAAAAGCTGAATAGATCGCGTACTGTGTGGCCAGTGTGGCACCGGCCAAAGCGGCCAACTCGCCTGCCCAGAACTTCCCACGTCCAAGGTTTCCAGCCACACCTTCCATATTTGCAACACCGGGCTCCCGACCAACCAAGCGTGGAGTTTGAGTTCGGATAATGGAAGCGGCGTCGGACACACCTGGGACGCTACGAAGCGTTGAAAGAGTCCAGTCCGGGGCGAGGAAGAACCTCGACATTGCGTGCCTCACCTGTGGCGAAAGCCAAAACTTCGTTTGCCATTCCTGGCCGCCGAAAGCGTCATTGAGGCGAGAGGCAATTTGCTCTTTAACTTGGTTGACGTTTGTGCCTTTTGGAGCATCGGCAAGTGCCTTTGATACCGCGTCGTTGTAAGCGACAATCTTGAAAGCGTCGTGGGTGTTTTTCCAAAGTCCCTCCTGCCGCATGTGCTGAATGTCTCGAGCTAGTGCGACGGTCTTACCAAGGTAAGGCACGTCTCTCCACTTGGCGGCCGCTTTGTCCAGGAAGTCGCGTGCATTGTGCTGGTAACTTTCACTGTCCGTCCACGCAAACTTGAGCCCATGCTTCGCCGCATCAGCAACGGCCTCCTCGTCTTTGAGCAAGTCCTTGCCCAGTCCTCGTGTCGATCGGAAAGCCTCCAGTTGACCGGTCTGTGGGTTTCTCTCAAATAGTCGCAACAAACCACGGAACGGGTTAGCCCCCATCATTTCACCACCTGCGGCACTGCGAAGGGTAAGGTCGTGGAACATCGAAAAGGCAAACGCATTGGCTCGGGTTAGAGCGTTAACAGAGTCATACGCCTTGCCCAAGTCGCTCGATACTGGCTGCTCCAATATCTGGCGCACCGCATTCCAGACGTCCGGATGAATGGCGGCCCCGCCTTTCCAGATCATAACCCCGTTGGGTGTCTGCCTGGCGTAGACCTTTTGAACCAATGGGTTTTGAGTTATCTCCCATCCAGGAGGGGCGTCCTTCGCCGGCACAACTGCAGGCTCGCCCGTGGACAACTTCATGTCCTTGAGCGTGTACATCAGTTGTCGGTTGGTCGCCACACGCCAGTTGATATTCGCGTGATGCTCGTAAAGCACTGCTGGGTCCTGGGTGATCGGAATAAGGCCAAGGTCGATCGCTTCGCGCACGGTCGGAAGTTTACGAGCCTTCGCGTTGGGCGAGTCTTTAACAAACCGAGTCAATGCAGATCGGACAGGTCCAGCGGTGCTGTTGGCGTAAAAATGTGGAAGGTAATCTTCGAGGAACTTTAGGTATTCTCCCTGCTCGGAGTCCTTCAAGTAAGCGTTTATTTCGTTTCGCTGCGCCTCGATCTCAAAGCGATAGGTCTTCGCCAGCATTCGCATAACCGGGCTCATCCGATCTTTTACGCCGTCAATGGTGTCGCCTGGCAGTTCGATATTACCAATGCCTTCGACAAATGCTCCGACGTCACTTCGATCCGCTTTATTGGGGACTTGCTCCCGCCATTTATCCGCTGTGACTCGCGCTCGCTGAACACGACTTTCAAACTCTCGCACCGTTCCTTTCACGAGGTCTTGAGCGGCCACGGCGGCCGGTGCGTCTCGAGCCACCGGATCGGCGAATAATCGTGAGCGAACTTTACCCGGCGTCTCAGTTGGTGCAGCCGCAGGACCGGAGGAAGTCTGTTCGGCGGGAACGGGCTCGACGTTGCCCTCCAAAAGCTGGTTTATGACTCCTGCGGAGTCTGGGTTGGTCGATAACTGTTTTTCAAAGCCTTCGCTGAACTTCGGAGCCATATTTCGGGCCGTTTCCGGGTCGTGTGCGTAGAGAGAGAAAAAGTCAGCAATAAGTTCGACTGCGCTTTTACGGTAAGCTTGATGGCCCTTGGTGCCGGTTATCGGTCCACGCATTAACTCGCTGATCGGGATGAGTTCTTTTTGAAGGTCCTTTCCTGAAGTTCCCGGAACGCGCTCTTCGAGACTGCGTTGTGAACGTGCAAGGTTTGTCTTTGGCCAGATCAGAGCGTCTATGTCGTGCCCCATTTCGTGGGCAACGGTTAACTGGTTGTGAATGTCCACGACCTCAATGCGATCGTTCTGACCGATGGAAGCGCGCGCCCGCACGTACTGACCTGCGACACCCTTGGCAAGCGTGACGCGGGAGCGCACTAGTGTTCCTAGCTGTCGACTGGCCTCAAGTAACTCAGCCGCGAAGCCTGGCCCACGATCTGGAACGGACGGGGGAAGCCCGCTGGCTGTGCCGTGCCGTGACATTTCAACGCCAGTCTCGTCCCCGACACCAATCTCAGCAGTGTCGCTGTCGGCTTCCACGGGTGGAGGAGTCTGGGCTGCGCCAGCTTCCAAAGCCGATTTCTCCTTCGCGGCAACATTCTCAAGATCGGTTGCCGTCTTTTCGTATTCACCAAGTCGCTTCTGATTCTCTGTGTAACGCTTTTGAAGGTCGGCCAATTCCTCTAAGCGTTTTGGGGTTTTCTTATTGAGAGATTGAATTTTTGCTATGGCCTCACGAAAACTCTCTCCACCCACGCGATAATTTTGAGCGGCATCCCTCGCTTGCTCTGCCTTAGCTTCAGAGATCCCCGCTTTCGTTTTGGAATAAAGCTCATCCAAAAGAGCATCGACTTTTTCAACCTTCTGAGGTGTTTCCGGGTCATTGTCTGGTAGTGCCTCGCGTTGACGCTTTGCGGATTGCCACGCCGCCTCCGCACTTCCGTATGAATCCGTCAACTTTATGGCTTCTTCAGACAAGTAAGCTTTTGGAACTGGAAGCTTGCCAAATCCTTCGGGATTCACGGGCAACGCTTTTACCTTTGCGCGAAAGTCAATCAGTGCCTCTTTGGTGTTCGGCACTTTGAAACTTCCATCTCCCGGTATGTCTATGCTTACTGTTGCGTTAGGAGACTCGCCTTTCTTCAATTCATCATCGATCCGACCAAGCAACTCTTTTTTAACCTCTTTCGCCGGGCGTTGCCCTTCGACAGCGGCAACCTTGGACACCTCGGCTTGAGCCTTCGCTACGGCTTGCGGCGGGGTTTCGCTGGGTGTAATTGTTCCACGTGGAACATTCCCTGTCTCGCTTAGCGGCTTACCTGGCTCAGTAGGTGACTCGACCTCGTTGGAGTGGACGGGCTCGCCGGGCTCGAAAGCTTTTAGATCTTGACCGCTGGCCTTGGCTATTGGCCCAGCCTCTTCCCGGGATATGAACCGGCCTTTGTCGGTCACAAACCCGAAGTCGGACGTATTTCGGCTCTCGGAAGTTTCGAAGCCTTTGATGCCCAACTTGTCCAGAATTTCAGGGTGATTGGCCCCGGTGTGGACCTGGCCTTCGGCGCGTACGGCGGCTGAGGCAATCTTCTCTGCCGCAGCGGGTTTGGATTCAGCTTTGGCAATCTTCAATCCCTCGGCAAAGAACTGGGATTTCTGTGCTGCCCCCATCATCGTCTCTTGCCCGTCGATCATCGCTTGCTCTGGTGACTCACCTTTAGCCTTTGCATCCTCAACAGCCTTGCTCATGTTAGCCATGGCTTCAGAGGCACCCTTCTGTGCATCGGCATACGCCTTCTCCCACGCCGCAACGTCTGGGTTAGCCCGGAAAGCGTTCTCGGCCGTAACCTGCAACGATGGCCCCTTGCCAGCCATAGCGGTTTCAGTGACGGCCTTGCCCTGTTTGTAGAAGTCTGATGGTGATGCCTCTGACGCTGATTTCAAGTCGAGCGTTGGCACGGCGGAAGAAGCCGGAGCCTCCGGAGGCTGCTGGGCGACAGCCGGGGGAGAGGGCTGGGGCTCCGGAGGTTTTACGACATCTGGTGCTTTCGCTTGAATCGGCGTTTCTCCGACAGGGCGATCGCTACTGACTGTTTCTGCGGGTAGCCGCTGTGGCGGAGTTCCAGGATATTCTGGCTGACGACTTTGTTCGACTTTCCCTTCTTTAGTGGCATCTGGTGTTACTTTCTCTATTGACGGTATTTCTCCTCTTGAACGCATCGAGTTTAGCCCGAGGACCGCCGGAACAATGAGCCCGTTAATGCGATCCCGCTTTTCTTGCGGAGACACGTCGCTATCAACTACAGCCTTAACGTCATCCACAATTCCAGGCACCATGGTTGCAAGCAACCCAAGCCCGACCTTCGGGGCGACTTCACCAGCCGCTATCATGCCGATGCTCTCCGGAGTGGTAAGCGACTCGAATTGTTTCTGGAAGTCTGTGCCTTCTGGGTCCAACTGGGTTCTTGGCAACTGAACCAAAGGACGTCCCGCGGTGAGTGGTTCACGTAGTGCGGCCTGTTCCGGTGTCATCTTCCCGATGCCTTCAGGACTTATGATGAACGGTCGCGGTTGCTCGGCCATGGGTAAATATGTCGATGGACTGACAACATCTCGAAGCGTGCGACCGGCTCCGGCAACAAACTTGCCCAGCAACCCCGGGATAGCTGATAGCGTTGCCCCCAGTTCTGGGAACGCCCCTGGCACATCTGCTCTGGCTGGTCCAAGTCCTGTGAAACCAAGGCCCAAAGGATCTGCCGCACGGTTAGCCTGTCCTTGCTGTCTCCCCATCTCCGATCCCTCCGCACCGCTTTGAAGCAAGCGAGTTAGCATCGAAGGCACTTCGGATGAAAAACCAACCCCTAGCTTCAGCGCGTCCTGTTTGGATACAGAAGGAGTAGGCTCATCGAGCGTGAAACCCTCCGGCGCATTGTCTGGAATGAAACCAACGGGAGCAGGCATTGGCTATTCCTCTTCTTCGTCTGGTGTGGTGTCCGGGGATGCGCCGCCTTGCTCAGCTTCCTGAATTAACGACCAGCCATCCGGAAGCGTTGAGCTTTGCGGAATTGTGCCGCTTACTCCACCCGGGCCTTTGACCTTTACCCGAGATGCCTTTGGCGGAATAGTCCCAGCGCCAGGCGCCGGCATGGCACCAGAGATAGCTTGAGCCGCGTTTGGTTGTGCGTACTTCCCTTCCAACGCAGTCCGTAGTTTTCGGATCTGACCGATGCGGTTCAGTGACTTAAGGCGAGTCGCGTCGTCCATTAACGCCCCTCCTGTGGTCAAAGCCTTTTGCAGTGCATTCTCCTCACTGAGTAACGAAGCGTGAGACTGCATATCGAAAGGTGAAGGGCGAACCGAAGAAGCCCTTGGAGGGCGCGCCTGAGTTATCTCTCCGGTTTCAGGATCCTCCTTCAACACCTCGCCCTGAGTTCCAAAATGCAAAGCTGGCTTGTTGAGTTTATCTCGTCCCAACTGCAACGTATCCGTACGGTATTGAGCCAACGCATCAGCAGCATCACCACGTTGCCCCAGCTCAGCCGTGCGGTATTTATCAAGCCCAGCGGCCGACGCAGCCTGTTGAGCGACCTGAGCCTGGTGCCACTGATCCATCATGTTGATCTGCCGCTCTTTTAGCATGTTCTCGGTGTTCGCTAGTTGTAACCGTTGCTGTGCGGCATCCGACCGCGCCGCCTCTTCGGCGGCCAGTTGGTTGTAGGCCAGCGAGAGGCGATCGGCTGCTGCAGACGACGCTAGGTCTTGGCCGCGTGCTTGCAGTCCGGCGCTCGCGCCCGCCGACATTGCGCCCAGGAAATTAGGGGGAGACAGCCAAGGAGGTATCATATTTGTCTTTCCTTTCCAATGCCTATAACCATAATACCAGAATGACAAAACATAAGGATTCGGTTGAGGAATTTGTGTCTAAACGCCCGCAAAATAGAAAAGTACCTTTTAACAAACGATTCTGGGAGCACGTTGAAATAGGTGGTTTGGATGAGTGCTGGCCCTGGACTGGGGCTTGTTCGTCCAAGGGTTACGGAAGTGTTGGATGGATTGGAAGGTCCACCCTGGTTGCCCATCGGGCTGCATACATGCTTACCTTCGGAGAGGTGCCTTCTTCGGTTAAACTTTGCCATCGTTGCGACAACCGAAAATGCTGCAATCCTTTTCACCTTTTTGAAGGTACAGACCTGACTAACCGACTCGATTGCGTTAGAAAGGGACGACACAACACGTACACCGGCAAGAAACAAAAGTACCGATATTTGGTCGAGGAGGACATTCCGACAATAAGGAAGTACTTGGATGAAGGACAATCCCAGGGGGCTATTGCTCGATTGTTCTCGGTCGACCCGACAACAATTTGGGCCATCGTGCATGGTAAAACGTGGTCGCATATTTGAGTTATACTCCTACGTCTGTTCCTACGTCAAAGTTTCTCAAGAAGTCGTCCATCCATTGCTGTGAGTCTGCCCCAGGTGTGAACGCCCCTCCGTACCCACCTTCGGCCCCCAGCGACCACTGGTTATTGGCCGGCACCGTCCCAGCGGGTGTGCCGGTGCCGTAGTTCTGCAACCAGTCCTGTCCAAGTCCGTAGTCATTTGGTTGCCACGCAGCCGCTCCGGAAGCGATAGGATCGAAACCTGAGCCGTACGGAGATGATCGTGTTATGGACGTGCCAAGACTATTGGCTGACACTTCACCGGGTCCAACCCCTGCCCCACCAGACATAAATCTATCGTTCGGGAATCCAAGGGCGTCCGTACCAGAACCACCACCACCAACGCCACCTCCTCCGCTTCGAGTGCCGCCGCCGCCCGCACGCAACGAATTTAGGTACTTGTTGAACAACCCTTCGGCGTGCGACCCGGCCGCCGCAGGGTCCGGTGCCGACCGGTTCACGGCGTTGCTCTGTGAGAGGGATGCTTGCAGAGCAGGGTTAACCGTCTGGGTGCCACTGACCGTGGGAATGAACGAGTTGTAGTCAGCAAGGCCCTGTTGAGCTTGGTTCTCGGCAAACCCAGCGATATTCCCAAAGAGTCGGTTCATAGCCAGCCCGTTCTTGGGTAACCCCGGCATGCCGCTGGTTAGCCCGTACGTCGCTGCGGCGTTCTGAAGCGCGTTCATCGTTGCCGGGCTGATGCTGCCGCCAAGCTTCGCGCCTATAGTGCCGCTCGCCGCTGAGTTGAGCCCGGCCAGACCGGGTATTTGGCCAGCGAGATCGCCAGCGGGGTTTGGGAGGTCGGTGATGCCTGGGACTTGGCCGAACACGCCTTGTCCGGGCAACGGGTTTGGCTGGACGTTATAATTATAAGGTTGATTCGTTGGCATACAAAGGCTTTAATTGGAGGCATGGACTTAAAGAGAGTGCCGCTCGCTGTAAGGTTAATGCTCCAAACAAAATCGGATGGAGATTGTTTGGTGTGCAAAGCTTCTTTAGACAAAGACGGATACGCAAGACTACGGCTACCAAAGTCAGATCTTCGTATCCGCGCTCACCGGTTGGCGTACATGCTTTTTGTTGGAGAAATTCCAGAAGGCATGTGTGTGTGTCATCGGTGTGACAATCCTCCCTGCGTAAACCCAGACCATTTGTTTTTAGGAACAAGCGAGGACAACTCAAAAGACCGAAGCAAAAAGGGAATATCTTCTTCAGGTGAGAAACACACGAACGCGAAGCTAACCGAAAAACAAGTCCGAATAATTCGAGCGTCTTATCCGGAAATGAATCAAGTAGAATTGGCAAAAAAGTATCGTGTTTCACAATGCACTATTTTCAACGTTCTCAGAAATAAACATTACAAGGCACCTCAAAACGCCTGATTGCTTCGGACTCCAGAACCAAGAGAGTTAAGCCCAACGGTAAACTGATCGTCCGGTGAGTTATCCTCTAATGTTCTGTTCATCACTTCTATTGCGTCCTTCTCAAAGGCCCTAGCGCCATCTCGATCACCGGCATCTTCTCTGATAATGCCCATAATTGCGAGTTTCAGAGCATCGACATTTGGCACAAGCACTAGGTCATTAGGCTGCTGTGCATCAATTGCTCTCAACTTTACAAACATCACAACCCCGCGCTTCGTGCCGCAGCAATTCGGCTGGAACGTGGAGCCTTGCCCCGGGTTTGGCCATGGGATATTCAGCTTGTAACGGCTGTACGTTGGCGTCGTCTCGCTCGGTTCGTAGTGGGCAATGTCCTCGAGGAGGTTGGTCGTCGCATTGTACGCGTAGACGTCAACGATCATGGTCGTTGGGTCGCGTACGATGTAGTCTATCCTCCGCACGAAGCTGGCCGTGCTGCCGAATGGAGTCGCCAGCGTAAGCAACGCCCCTTGTGTTATGGCTCCCGTAACCGGGTCGAACGTGATGAGCGGTTGACCGTTGTTATCCTCTCCAAATATACGCATGGTCTTGCCGTAGTCAGCATTGCACCTGGCGTACGCCCGTATGGTACGTCCGTCGCCCATGACATCCTGAAAGACTGACGTGCTCGCCTGCTGCGTGATGCCGGATTGCTGTCCCAGCCAACTCGATAGCCATGTGCCCCAGCCGCAATGGTTCTGATTGTAGGCAAGGAACTCGAACCAGCCGTTCTTTACCTGAATCTCTCGGTTGCAGAAGTTGATCTTCCGGATCTGCTGCACATATCGAGGCATCACCAAGCACCCGTTGTACACGCACACGAAAATAGGGATAGCCGTATCAAACCAGTCGCCGCGGCGCATGAGCCGGCGCGCAGCCTCGTTTATCAGGTCGGTAGCGTCCTGGCTAGTGGCGCACGCCCCGACGATCCGTTTGATGCCGGGAGAGTTTTGAGTGTCTTGGAGGCTAAGCATAAATTTAAGGGCACGGATTCGGACCGCAAGCGTTACGAGTGGTTAAACATGAAGCGGCCAAACAGCCATCAGCGAGGCACAATGCATAAAGTTGATCGCACGCGGCACATGCGGCAATGGCATTTGCGTCGGCTAGAGATACTTGAGAGAAAAACTCGCCACCGTTCCACGTCCAACTGTAGGGACCATGGAAACCGCACCCGGGAGAGCAAGCACATCCGTTCACATACACATTATTTGTGTTGAACCAGCCGCACTCCTGAAATGCCTGTGCGTTCACTTTGGCCAAGTCGGCCGCCCTTAGGTTAAGCAACGCCTTAACTGCAGCTATTTGCGACGTAGTTGGCTGGAGCAAGTCCTCGGTAAACGTGCCGGCGGGAACGCAATTAGTTATCGGCTCTCTTTGGACCTGGCCGGCTGGGCAGGTGGTGTTGTCAGTTGTAAAGCACTGCTCATCGTTGCCGATCGTCTGTTTAAGCCCGGCCGGGATGGGTGTGAGAGTGGCAATAACATCGCAGTTGGCCTGTCTCCTGGCCCATTCGTGTTGCATAGCCGCAGCAACCGATTCGATCAAAGCCAAGCTGGCTCCAAATGGAATTATGCCGGTAATAGGCCCGCGACAACTCATCAATACTGCCGTTCCTCCAGTGCCGGGTGGAGTTTGGACCGGTGGAACCGTTCCCTTTCCTATGGTGATAATTACCGGAAACCTACCTGGCTGGCAGTAGTATCCAGGTGGGCAGTCAACGACAAACGAGAAATCCTGGGTTGCATAGACCAAAAATCCATAATCCAAGTCGTTTGGGACCAATACGTCAACCGGGCAGCATGCTCGACAGTCGCTCATGTTTCACAAATTGGCGTGCAACTCTTCGGAGCAAAACCAGGTTCAGGCAACTCAATGCACTCGAACTTACCCCCAAGAAAGCGGCATTGGCCAGTGATTTGTATCCGGACTTGGAAGCTATAGCCATTTCTCAACGGTCGGTTGGTGCATGGGTCACAGTCCACAACGCTCGGCTGACCAAGCCCCATACGCGGCCGGAAACCCGGCTGAAAGTTCGCCGTTGTGGGATCGGTCTGGTTGCTGGCTGTTGAGCACTCCGACCAGCTAAACCAATCCACCCAACCGGGCCATTGGTCGGGCTGGTACTGCACCCTAAATATGACAAGTCCGACGAGTTGATCCACAAATATCTCACCATTCCGCAACTGTTTGAATTTCCTGTCCCCAGTCTGTGGGTCCTTGAACATCTGAGGGCTTTCCAGGACGTAGGTGATCGGGTCGGCTGCGTTGTCATAGTACTGTTTCGTGTTGAATGCCTGTCCCTCGGCAAGAAGTTCGCGCAGCTCAATTTCGTTGAGAGCCGTGTTGAGGCAGAACGCAAAGGCTCGCTGGACGGTCGAGAATATGCCGGTGAGTAGCTGAAAAGGCTGCGGCCCCAGCCAAACTCCCTCCCAAATCGAAGGGGCTTTACCAGCGATTCCCGATAACGGGTCTGCGTTCAAAACGACCAGTCCCTTGTGATACACGCCCTGGTCAGAAACGGTCGGCGCCAGAGTCATCATCAACCGGTTATCGAAGAATATCGCGCTAGAGAAAGGCAGGAGAGCTGGAGAGTCGAGCGGAAGAACACGGTTCAGCTCGAAGCTGATCGGCGTGTTGCCCCAGGTGTTAAAGTCGCGCCGTGCAAGAATCATCGACCGTATGCCGTCGACCGCCCGCATCAGAGTGTCACCGTTAACGGCGATCGTTGAGTACTGCCCCATGCCGCCGTTGGCGATCATGCCTTCGGTGACGATGGGGTTTTGCACGCTGGTCCACGTAGTGCGGTCCAGTGGTGCTTGACATGAGAATGTAATAGTTGGTGTTACAACTAACAGAGGTCCCTGGCCAAGTTGCTGGTCGAGGATGGCTTGGAAGATCATCGCTTGGATGGACCCAACCGATCCGGGAACAAAGAAGTTTCCGCCGCCAGCCAGATAAGAGTTTTCCGTGATGTTCAACACGGCGTCTCGGTAGTTCTCGGCTTGAGTGCCGCTGCTGCCGCCCACTAAGTCCCCGGCGATGAATTGTTCCCCGTCGACCAAGCTCATCCAGACACGACCTAGCCCATAGCAACCCATGCGGCCCGGGGGTAGCTCGGTTCCTATATGCTGCCAACTGACAACCGTGCCGATCGGAACTATGCTTCCCAGCGGCGTGGCTGTTTGATTGGTGAGTGTAGCCGTTCCGGGTGCTCCTGGGGCTACGGTCGTGACAACATACTGTCCGAAATTCTTGAACGTGATGATGTCACCAACCAGCATTTGAGTGTTGTCAGCAAAATTGACAGCTCCAGTGATGGCGCCTATAGCGTCGACCTTGAATGTGGCCGCAACTACGGTCGTAGTGAACAGGACGGGCGTTGAATAGTTGGAACGTCTCGAAGTGGTTCCGTCATAAAAGATCGGGTTCACTCCCTCGCCATTGGTAATGATCATCCACTTCTCCGCCTGCCATAGCCATGCCTGTGGAGCTACGGGATCGTTTGGATCACCTGGGACGGTTATCTCCGTCACCGTTACCGTGTTGTTTGTCTGCGGTGTGAACAGGAACAGGCGGCCTCCGATCTGTGCAATCAGGCTTTCCACCAGACTGTCAGCCCGATAGTACCCAGCCCCCTGCCAAAGCCCTTTCTTGACCGTCACTTCCACGCCATTTGGATCCGGACTTGGAAAAACCAGTGTGCGAGTGATGATGGGGGGTCGTGGATGCGCGAACGTGCCGCGGCAACTGACGTTGACCGCATACGATAGCTGGTCCTCGACCAAAAGCAGCGGATCAATACCGCTGTTCATGCCCTTGTCGAAGCTCCCCAGGAATTCAACAAAGACCTTCGGTGTGTCGGATTTGGCTGGCATTACGAGCTAAGGTCCTCTCCAAAAACGTACACGTCACAAGTTGCCGGAGCGGCGTGGGCAGTGCTCAAGGACAAATAGAACGTCGCGGCGACCAAAGCATCGGTTCCGGACAAAGCCGCCGCTGCTATGGTCGCGTCCATCCACTTGGTCGAGGCTGTCAAAGCTGCGTAAGATTGACCTGCCGCAACCACTGCCGTCCCGCCTTTGGCTGGCGCCGTGTAGAACCCTCCCAACGGTATTGTTCCTGCCGAAAGATCCACACTGGCATTTGTTATCATTATCCGACGAACCACGTACTTCGATGGCATGCCGGACATGGCTTGGTCGGCAGTCGAATTGAAGTTAGCCCCGATGATCGATCCCAGCATGCGGTAGCGCGCGGTCAACGCTTTCGCCGCCGCCGCCGCTGTTATTTGTCCGGTGCCTCCGTCCGCAATTCCGATGGGTGATGCCTGCTGCTGGCCGGCCACGCTGACAACCGCTCCAGAGCTAATAGTTGTTCCGGCTATGACGTCGCCAGGATAACCCAACGCCTTGACCTGAATGCTCAAAGTCGAAGGCAGAGAAACCACCTGCCCATTCATTGGACCCGGGTTTGCCAGAGCCGCCCCGGCGCCCTGACCGATCATGACGTTTTGGCCTACCACCAGGAAAATGGAATTGCCAACTGTGACAAGCACATTGTTGCCCGTCACCGGAACAACAAAGTCGGCAGTTGTGATCGTGAAGGCGTCGACCCCATTTGTGCAGGGTGTACATGGGGTGCCAGGTAAACCTTGAGGACCTGGGATCTGAGTATTTTGAATTACCGGTGGACAGCATGAGGGAACACAACTTGATGGGAATGACATATTATTTTAATTAAAGGTTCTAGTTTTATTTCGCTCTATCAGTGCCAATCTCGCAGCTTCCACGAGTGGACTTGAGCGTCGCCTTTGAAGTTGATCAGGGGAAAGCGTCCTCCCTGTCTTAATTGCGATTTGCTTTTGACGAGTAGTCTCAGACCAGCCTAATTTGTTTCGTGCAACCATGGCCAATCTAGCTGCCTTAACAAGCGGACTTGCTTCCCGGTCTAGAATCTGTTCTTCGGGTAATTTTCTTCCCTTAACTGCTGCTCTTTGTTTCTCAATGGTTTCTTTGGATTTCGGAAGTTTATTCTGCGCTATCAATTTCTTAAGTGCTGCTTGAACAGCCGGACTGTTACGCCGATTGAGTAACTGAGCAGGAGTCAGTTTACGCCCAGTTTTGACTGCTATTTGTTTCCTTCTGGTTTCCTCTGACCATCCCCTTTTGTTGCGCTCGATGGTTCTTTGGATATTCAATTCAGATGGCCTTCGTCCTTTTCCAGGACCTGGACCATCGCTAATATTGAGAAGCCATCCCGATTTACGAAACAGCCTAATCCAGAACATCTCCCGATGGGAAGCATCTGCATCGGAAACGATTTCGTAAACAGTAACAACTGGAAGTCGGCGCGTGGCCCAAAGCGAGAAAAGCCATTTTGAGAGTGCTTTGTCTGGGAGGTCGTACGCCTCAAACAGATGAGCGAAAAGCCTTTTGTTAGTATCCTGCTTTGTTCTTCCAATGTATCTGGGGATCATTGGAGTGGACGGATCGCTCAGAGCGTAGATGACGGCCATGGTCTTTTAATTAGTTGAGTGTATGATTATTTGTCACTATAACGCACATGTGCGCCTGAAGTCGTCATATATTCGATCCTCTTAAATGGCAACTGAAAAAGTCACCTTGAAGTACGGGGTCGAGTGGAGAAAACACGATGCTCTCCAGATCGAAATGAGCATGATCCAGCGTGGTGGATACTGGACGGTTGAAGGGCAAAAGGGCGGGTTGGGCTTGTTCGAGCACTTTATGCGAGCCCGGGAACTTATCTGGCCTGATCGTTATCGGCACCGATGGACCGACCTCATTTACAACGAGATTATCAACAATATCGTTACCGTGCTGATGGGCGCTGGTTCGGTTGGTAAAACGGCAACCGCTTCCGAATACTGCCTGATCGATTATTGGGCTCATCCCAACAACACGCTCGTTATCGTTACGACCGTCACGTTGGAAAAGCTAGATTCTGCCGTATTTGGTGAAATTTGCATGTTGCATCGGCAGGGTCAGGAGCGTTGGGCGTGGCTCGCTGGACACCAGTTGCAAAGCCGTCGTGCCATCAGCACCGACGACTTGAAGGAAAAAGGAGGACGCGATATTCGGAAAGGTTTCCTCGGGAAAGCCCTTTATTCCGGTCGCAAAATAAGCCGCTCCGGTTGGGTGGGGTTAAGCTCATTGGCCGGCACGAAGCAGGAACGCATCCGGTGTCTCTGTGATGAAATTCAGTTCGTAAACGGCGGGTTCATCGACTCCCTGCCAAACCTTTTCCAAGGAGTTGGCCTCGACGTCGACGGTCAACCCGAAATCAAGATCATCCCCTCTGGCAATCCCAAGCATGATCCATTCGACCAGCTTTCCATGGCGGCTGAACCTGTGGACGGCTGGGAATCCGTTGCGAACGTACAGAAAACCACCTGTTGGCCAATCAAGTTCGAGCGGGGACGCTGTGTCAATCTGATCGGGACTGATTCACCAAACTTCGATCCTCCTGTCAGCCATATCCCTCGTTACCCTAGACTCATCAGCCAGAACACGATCAACCTGGTCCTGAAGCGTTGGAAGCGGGATAGCCTTCAGTTCTATTCTCAGTGTCTCGGCAAAATGGTGATCGGCATGATTGGGGATCGGGTGATCACCAAACAGCTTTGCGAAGAGCATCACGCCTTTGAAGCACCTGTTTGGAGGGATAACTCCTTCACCAATATAGGTATGCTGGATCCGGCTTGGGGAGGCGTTCACGCCGATCGTTGCGTGTGGGGATGGCTCAGATTTGGTTCGGCCATTAACGGGATCATGCTCATGCAACTCATGGACATGCAGGTGGTACCAATACTTGCTACTGTCAAAAAGGATCCCGACGATCAGATAGCGGAGTTTTGTAAGCGGGAAGCTATCGTAAACGACATACCACCTTCAAATATCTTCTACGACTCCACCGGTCGCGGGACAACCGGAGCCGCATTTGCCAAGGTGTTCGGATCTGAGGTTCCTGTCCCGGTTGCTTTTGGAGATAAGCCAAGCGACCGCCCGGTGCGTTACGACTTATTTATCACCGAACAAAACGGTCACCGGCGCCACAAGCGTTGCGACGAAGAATACGGAAAGCGAGTCACGGAACTTTGGTTCGCCGTGCGTAACATCGTTGAATGTGACCAGTTTAGAGGGATGCAGGAGGACGTGTGCCGGGAGGGTTGCATGAGGGAGTACACCTTGGTTGCCGGAGGCAAGATCGACGTCGAAACGAAAGACGAAACCAGGGAACGCATGGGTGAGAGTCCAGATTTATTCGATTGCCTAGCCGTTGGGGTGGAAGGTGCCCGACAGCGTGGTTTCAAGACTCAACGCCTTGGCTGGGAGATTATCGAGCAGGAGGATCGTGATGACGACTTCTTTGAAACGGAAGCCAATGAATACGCCGAAATGATCCAAAAACAGCTTCTCAAGCACACGACATGAAATGGTCAGAGTTACAATATCGGCTTCGCACGTACGATCTTTCCCCGCCAGGCGGCTACTGCCTCGAGCAGGACAAGTTCAACCGGTGCGAGCCCGACATAACCGCACTGGCTCGCATGCTCCTCGAATACCGCAAAGGAAACGGCCTCGGTCGGGCCACGCTCCCGGAATGCCTTCAGGACTGCGACCGGTTCCAATGCCTGAGACTGGGAAATAATCCCCAGATATGCATTTCCGCTGACGCACAGAACGTAGTGGCTTTAAGCTCGACTTCGCCTTACGTAGCGCCGCCGTGCAAAGGGTGTGGCGCCGTCTTAAACCAATGAGCCTGATCGAAACCATAAAAAACGACATAGAAGGCGCGGCCATCCTTCGAGACTGGCTTGGCGACGGCGACCCCGTGCATCCCATGGTTGCGGAAGCGCGCGCGCAACGCTGCACTACCGGTAACGAAGGCAAGCCCTGCCCGTTGAATATCGAAGCCAACTGGTGGGACCGGGTTAAGAGCACAATAGCCGACTGGATCCGATACGAGCTGGAGCTGAAGAACAAGATGGAATTGAAGGTTCCCCAGGAGGATGCGTTGGGAATGTGCAAAGCCTGCGGTTGCTGCCTACGCCTCAAGGTCTGGACCCCGATAAAGCACATCAAGGATCACATCACCCCAGCCCAATTAAAGACCACGCCAGGTTTCTGCTGGATCAGAGCCGAAATAGGCTCCGAATAACTATGCCATAACTATGCCAAACTTTTCAACAGTCCCCCGCGTCCAGCAAACCATTCGAGCCGGTGATTGGGTCGAGTTCACCCGCGGTACAAACCGGGTGAAGATCAACAACGCGGCTAACTGCTTCCCCCCGCTTCCACCCGAAGAAGCTAAGAAGCTGAACATCAAGATCAATATTAACTGGGGAGAAATGATGATCCTCCTCTCGCACGCGCGCCGCCAGTACATGACGGCGTTCTGGTCGCAAAAGCATTTCTTCAAGGTATCGCTTCCTCAGGCTCCGAAAGAAACCCAAGACGAATGGGGCGCGTTTACCACCGAGACGATCAATGAGATCATGCGGAACGACCTCGCGTACTTCGAGGTTCACCGATCAAAATGGGCTTCAGTAGCCTGCCATGGCATCGGGCCGTCCGTGTGGCGTAAGCGCGACCGATGGCGCCCGGACTTCCTGGCCATCGAGGATCTACGTATTCCAACGGATACCACCTTGGACTTTCAAAACCTCAACTGGTACGCGGAACGCCACATCTACACACCATTTGAACTGCTCGATGCCGCGTTTAACAACAAGAAGAAAAACCCTTGGGACCTACCGGGCGTGAAGCGGATTCTACAGAACTATAAGGAGATAAATTACGATTACGCCCCAAATCATTACGATTGGGAGACTACCCCGGAAAAGCTGGCGGAACTCGTAAAACAGGACGGTGGTTACTACGCCTCTGACGCCATGCCGGGCATCCCGCTATGGCATTTCTATTTCGAGGACAACACCAACTGCGACAACAAAGGTTGGTTCCTGCGTATAGTTCCAGAAGAGGCTACGGTCAGGGGCACTCCGGAAAACGACAAGTTCCTTTGGACCTCCGACGAGCCGGTTGCACCAACGTGGCAGCAGTTACTCCATTGCCAGTACGGGGACCTGTGCAATAAGGCTCCGTTCGAGTACCACTCGGTAAGGTCGCTGGGCTTCGCCCTGCTCGAGCCGACCTTCTACACGAATCTTACCCGGTGCCGGATGCTCCAGCATTTGAACGACAACTTTGACGTGTGGCTCCGGATTAGCGATCCCTCTGAGAAAGCACGCGCTCAGATGCAGGAGTTTGGAAACTACAAGGTGTTGAAAAGCGGGGTTAGCGTCGTGCCGGAAGCTGAGCGACACCAGATCGAGCCTGAATTGGTTGATATGGTAATGGCGCAGTTGAAGCAGTTGCAGCAGGAGGCGTCATCGACTTACACGCAGCAGACCGACACCGGCACGCGCAAGGAACAAACCGCATTTGAAACCTCAGTCAAAATGCAGCAGGTCAACGCCATGCTGGGCGGGCTGTTGATGACGGCGTTCGTTTACGAGACGCACAGTTACAAAGAGATTTGCCGTCGTTTTTGCCTCAAGAAAACCGAGGACCCCGACATTTTGAAGTTTCAAAAGCGTTGGGATGCCATGAAGATCCCTCGCCGATGGATGAACGTCGACCTGTGGAACATTGAAGCTGAGACTCCGCTGGGCATGGGAAACCCGGCCATGGCCCAAGCCGAAGCGCAGCAGCTTATGTCCTGGCGCGGTCAGTATCCACCCGAGGCTCAGAACGAGATCCTTCACTACGCTACTCAGGTTGTCACCAGCGACTACCGTAAGGCCGCCCGCTGGGCGCCGTTGGGCAAAGGCAAAGGCGTTACTACTTCCCAAAGGGATGCCGCAGGCATGTTTGCGACTCTTATGCTTGGAGTTCCATTAGAGCCAATGGAGGGATTTTCAGCTATCGAAGAGATTGAGACGTTGTTGCCGCTCATGGCCGGCGTCATCGTTCGCATCGAGAAACGGGATAACACAGGCACCCAAGATGAAGTTCAGGGGTTGTCCACCGTAGCGCAGTATATCGGCCAGTGGATCCAGCAGCTATCGAGCGACCCGCAGCAAAAGGAACGAGTCAAAGCCTACTCCGACGACTTGGGTAAATTGGTAAACCAAGTAAAGGGGCTGGCTCAACGCGGAGCGCAGAAGGCGCAGAAACAGAACGGTGCGAATGGAGGCATGGACCCTGCCGCCGCGGCTAAGAATCAATCCCTGCTTATTGGTGCCAAGACCAAAGCGGCTATCACGGCCGCCAAGGCGAAGCAGCAACAGGCTCACAAGGAAAAGGCGTTTGTGGGAGATCAGCGGCGACAGGACGCGAAAACTTTTGCCGACATTCAAAGGCAGGGGGTAGAAACCGCCGTCAAGGCACGCAGGATGCGCTCAACCGAAGAGTAGGCTATGGACATCACAATTAAAGTTATACCCGAAGATCAGCAAAGGGCGGAAGTCAACGGAGCGGATTGGTTCTGGGACGAGGCTGGCAACCTTCAGGTGCGCGTGTCGCCAATGAGCGACTGGCGAAGGGAGGTTATTCTGGCCGTACACGAGACGGTGGAAGCCATCTGCTGCAGGCATTTAGGAGTCAGCCAAGCTGCGGTTGATAAGTTTGACATCGCTTACGACAAGGCGCACCCAAACGAACCAGATCTAAACGCAGGTGACGATCCGCTTGCTCCGTACGATCGCGCTCATACATTAGCGACGGCTTGTGAAAGAGCTTTGGCTTTTGCTCTTGATGTACAGTGGGGAGAGTACGATCGGGAACTTGGGACAACGTATCCGGGGGTATCTAAGAAGCTTGCAGGTAACGAATCGTAAAGACAAAATGAAGGAAATATCCGAAGCCCACGCCTGCGTAATTGACGCCGGAACATTTCCCGAAATGGCGGAGGTGCTAAGCCGGTCGTTTGCTCGAACCAGCTACTACAGCCCGTGGGAAAGTGAGTTTCTGTGCATCGACAAGTGCGTCATTGGTGACGGGTGCGATGGCTTCGACCGAGTTGACGACTACATGGACCCGGACTTCTTCAACACTGTGGACCTGTGGGTGTTCCCGGATATTGGCTACGGCGGCCTGCAGCGTTACCTCCGCAGCTTGAATAAACTGGTCTGGGGCTCCATGGGGGCCAGCGACCTTGAATTGTTCCGCACCCGGTTTCTGTCCGTCATCCACAAGGCCGGGCTGCCGGTGGTAGCCTCGACCCGCTGCAACGGCCTCACGGAACTGGCCAGCCATCTCAAGGGTGTTAAAAATAAGTGGGTCAAGATCAACCGGTATCGTGGCAACATGGAAACCTGGCACCACATTGACTGGGATCACAGTGTCCGGATGATCGAGCATTTGGCGTGCGTGTTCGGGCCGATGAAGGAGTATGTTATTTTTGTCGTGCAGGATGCCATTGAAGGCGACGAGGAAAACCCCGTGTTGGAAGTCGGTTACGATGGCTGGACGGTGGACGGCAATTTTCCAGTGTTATCCTATCAAGGTTATGAAGCTAAAAATCAGCTTTACCTCGGGTCACTCCTGGCGGCCGACGATATTCCTCAGCCCGTCCGGTTCGTCAATGAAGCCATGGCACCGACACTCGAACAGTACGGGTATCGAAACTTTTGGGCGACTGAGATCCGTATCCAGGATGGCACACCCTACTTCATTGACCCCACCGCCCGCATGGCCGGCCAAACTATGGAACACCTGCATGAGACTTGCACAAATCTCGCAGATGTGGTGTATCGGGGTGCCGCGGGTGAATTGGTTGTGCCTGAGTTTAGTGCGCCGTTCGCCGCGGAAGCTACCCTTCACTATACTGCTGAGACTGATGGCGGCTGGAAAACACTCAAGGTCCCCGAAAGCGTTCGAGACTGGGTGAAGCTGTATCGCTACTGTTGCATCGACGGTATTTACCAGTTCCCGCCGCACAAAAGCGATGAACTTGGTGTCGTATGCGGGAGGGGAGATACGGTCGAGGAAGCGATCAACGATCTAAAGGATAATTTCTCGGAGATCGAGAACGAGCCGGTCAGCATCGACCTTTCGGGCTTTGCGAAACTGATCGAGCAGATCGAGGACGCAGAGGCGGAAGGGGTTGGATTTTCGGATAAACCTTTGCCCGACCCTGCGATCGCTTTGCAGTAGCAACTTTGTGGGCCACGTAAAGCTTGATGAATTTGTCCGCTAAAGCTTTCTGATATTCTATCCACCACCGTGGAGCCCTCTTTGCTCGCGCTTTTTTCATAGTGGCGGCTTCTTCCTGAGGTATGACAGGAATAAACTGCACCTGTCCTCCGTCTTGACTGGCATGGTGAGAATATCCTGAACCGACACCAGGAGCGTGTTGACGTCATCCGAGAGCAGCGGCATTCCAGCGGCTTTCAGTTTGAACTGTGCGTCGTTGAACGCAATGGCGAGGTACGCCGCCTTCATATCCCCGTGGCGAGTGACGATCGGACACCCATCGCCCACAAAGGCCATGGCATCGGCAGCCAGCTTGGCGTGGCCATCCCGACCGGTGTAGTCGACAGCCCCATTCGTATCAGCCTTGATCTCCTGGGCGTGAAACTCCAGATCCAGGGCTTTCTGCATGCGCTCCGCGATCCCAGCGTCCAGGGTGTTGAATTTCACCACATTCTCCATAAGCGGGTTGACCTGTGGCGGTCGCACCGGGAAAGCCAGTTGCGGGAGTTTGGTTAGAGGCATGTTAATTTTGGTTTGTAGACCTTCGCCACCCATTGCGCGAGCTCGAAAGGAATTTTCGCTATGGCTGCTGAGGCGGCTTTGCGGGATTTGGATTTGCTGGCATGAGAATACGGCTCCAGCGTTTTGAACTCACCATTTGCGCGACGATTAGCCCAGTAAGCTCTGATCTTCGCTTTCGTTACCTCGCTTTTTGACTTTCCGGTATGGCCCGCAGCAATCTTAGCTCTGTGCTCGGGGGATTTTGGAACTCCTTTGTGGGTTCGGACGGCTGCGGCACGAGTGTTTGGATGACACGGAATCCCGCGGTGTTTGGACGCGCTACGCTCAATGGAATCGGGCTTATGCTTGTAACCAAACGGCCCCTCGCCGCCATTGCTAAGGTTGTAACCGTTCGGCGCGAGGGAATTAAATCTACCAATTAGAACGGGCTCCACCTGGCAAAGTTCATACCACGAACTCGCTTCGTGGATGACCTGAATTGAGAATTGTTCAACTCCATGTTTGGCTATTGCGCGATTTACTAGCCCGACATTGGGGCGCTTACGTGCACTGTAAACGTGCTCGTTCCATCGCCTTCGGACTCCGCGCGAGGTAATTCCGACGTAGCAGTGTCCAGTTGCTAAACAGGTGATGAGATAGGCTTGAAACATCGGGCAATCCAAGTTGAAAGTTCGATGGGAATTTTTGCTATTTGTGCAGACCACGCCTTTCGATGCTTACTCTTAGAGCTGAATTGTCGCGCGGAGTTTTCATAATTATCGTAGAACCACGATGGATATCCAAGTTGTTTGCGTGCAATATCGAAAGGCATTAGGGCTGGAACGTCGCCCCAAAAAAAGAAAGACCCACACCGCGCTTGTGCCCGCCCCACCCACGGCTGAGCCCCGCGAACATTCTCCACAACCATCGGGATAAAGTGGCCAGCGGCTTCTATCGCCTCGCGTTGAATCCGAAAGCAGGCGCGGAATAAAGCGAGTTCCTTATCAGTCCTCTCACTGGACGCCCGCACTTCCGCCGCAAGTTTTTTGGCTCTGCTCCAAGGCATAGCGCAATAGCTGAAAAATTGGCAAGGCGGTGACGCTACGATGAGCGCAGCGTCCTTGAATTGCCGACCGTGAATCGTGAGCACGTCTTGAATGACGAGTTGCGCGGGGTAACGCTTGCCATCGCCGTAGTCGTGGGCCTCGATGTCAAAGCCCACACATCTGTAGCCCTCGGCTAGTAGTCCTGAAGTCCACCCGCCGATCCCCGAAAAAAGGTCGATTGCCAACGGCTTCATGTGAGAGACTTACGAGCATCCTCTTCCCAGCTAAGCGTGTTGCCGGTCGCGCTTTCCTTGCCGCCGCGGCGCCGACCCGGATCAGGTGGATCGTTCTTGTAGGTTTCCAGCTCGGCTTTCAACTCCGTAACCTGTTTCTCAGCCCGCATGCGCTTCAACTTCTCAACCGCAGCCATAGCAAACCGGTGCCGGATATGCGCGTTCTTCAGGATGCGGTCCTGCACACTGGCCGACTGGGCATCGAACAACTTAAAGGCTTCCTCGCGCGCGCCGTTCAATTCTTTATCGGTCGGGTCGTCGTGGTAGTCATCCACCGACTCGGCCAACTGCTTTTTGACGTCCTCGTACAGCTTGCCCAACTCCGTGCGCTGGGTGATGTGTTTGGCTTCTTCATCCACCGTGCGCTGCTTCCAGTTGGCCTTTTCCTCTGCCAACGCTTCGGCGGCTTCGCGTTCCATGCCGTCTAGGCTCTTAATGTCGGGCATCACCAGCGTGGCTACCTTATCACCGAAAAGCTGTTCGCCTCGAGCAAGGGCTTTGTTGGGGGACTGGCGATAAAGCCGGGTCAGTTCTACGAGGTCGTCCAGGCTGCCTTTGCGCGTGGCATTGGTTTCGGGGTCGGTCACGTCCAAGGTTTCGATGAACCCTTTAGCGCGGTTGGCAGCCTTCTGGAATGGCACCTCGTACTTCTTCCTGAACTCATCGGAGGTTTCATGCTTTAGCGCGCGCAGTTGAGACTCCTTCTCTTCCAACTGCTTTTCGAGTGTGCCAAGACGTTCTGTAAGCGTGGCCGTTTCCTTACCCTTAGCCTCGGCATCCTTGATCTTGGCCTCCAGATCGGTGACTTGCTTGCTCTTGGTCGCCAGTTCGCCGTTCACACGGTCCAGTTCGGCGCGTAACTGCGGAGGTGCCTTTGGTCCAGCTATCACTTTGTTCGGGTCGGGCTTGGGTGGTTCAGGTTTGGCGGGCTCCGCTGGCTTGGCCGGCTCAGGCGGTGCATCCGGCTTCTTAGCTAACGGTGAGGCTTTGTCGAAGGCATCGGTCAATCGCTTGTCGAAGTCCAAGACGGGATCGCCACCACCAGATGACGGAGCAGGCGAAGGCGCTGGAGCAGCGGCCGGCGCTGGAGATGGTGCGGGTGCTGGTTTAGCCGGGGCGGCGGGTGCCGCTGGCGCGGGTGGTGGTGTTGCTATTTCGGCCATAAGCTACTTCTTCTTTTTGCGTGGTTTGAGGCTGGGATCCTCGGGCATGGTTTCGGTGTAATGGATCAAGCCTGGCGATGGGAAAACAAACGATGACTCCTCGGCGTCAGCGATAGTCAAGAGCGTGTGGGCCATGAACTCGACCCCGCGCAACTCCTCCCGGGTGGGTCCCTGCTGCGCTATTTGTGCTCGCGCATGCGTAAGGACTTGCTCGAACACTTCACCGCCAGCTATCGAGCGCCACTCAGACGCCAGCTTTTTGTTCTTAAGAAGTTCCGCACTCATGGCTTTTAGTTCGAGTTGCCTCGTACCTGAACGATGTTGCTAGGCTCCTTGGGTTTCACAAACAGCTTTGCACAATGTTCAATGTCCACCGAAAGGGCATCGAGGCACACGCCGATATTCGCTCCCGTCTTTTGGTGCTGAATGCGGGTTATGTTTCCTTCGGCTCCGGTGCTGATGTTCTGCTCGGCTTGGCAATAAGGCTGGCCTTGGGGATTCATCCCGAAGCTAAGGTTTGCGATGCCTCCACGAAGGAGTTTTTGAATACTTTCACTGGTGTTCATTTTTGTATAAGTGTAACGGATTTGGTTTATGGAGTCACATTTGATTGATCGGCTGTTTATCAAACCAGTCATAGGCCAAAGCAGTGGGTTTTGGCCACGGCTTACCCTGCAGCATGTTGTTGCGTAGCTGGCGTATGTCGTAGGAGTTCATCGAGACTTTGCTGGTCTGAATGCGGTTGAGGGCACTGTGCGACTTGTCACGCGGCGTCCCGATCTCTCCCTTATCCTCGCGTCGCATGGTGGTGCCGATAAACTCTGGGGACCGGTCCTCGACAATGGCCATGCGCTCATCGAAGTAGATCGGCAAATTGTTGTTCTGGAGTAGAATGCCGAACAGGGAGTCCTCGCTGCCAAGCCCGTCGCATACGTCCTCGGGATAACCGTTGACCTTGAGTGCCCATTCGATCGGGATGCCCGTCGAGCAACCATACCACCACGATCCAGGCGCGCTAAAAGGGTTTCTGAGATGCTGATGAATGTCGTAATACTGGCGCACGTATGCAGTGCGGTTGTCTTCCCCGGTGACGATACCAGCGTTCTTGATCAGCCCGTTCTCGACCGTGACGCTGGTTCGCTTCTGGTACGGACCACACACGGCGTAATTACCAGCTTTCGCCTCGCGTACGGCATCCATCCAGCCCGGGAGCAGCACGCAGCGATCATCGACGTTTACCCAGTAGTCTCCAGCCGACCAGCAAAGCGCGGTGTTGCGGGAGTTGGCGGCCGCCCACCATTGGTCCTTGGTCAACCGGTAAGGTCCCTGCCACACCGTGGGCTTGGGCGGTGTCCAGATGACGGGGCACTTCAACCCTGCCTTGGTTTGTGCCTTCATTACCTCAGTGCCACGAGTCCCGACGTCCGCAGACGTCCAGCCGTCACCTTCCTGGGCGAAGAAGTCGACCAGGATCAATTCAATGTCATCGGTCGGCTGTAGCTGCACCGCCAAGCTCTCGAAGAACCAATCGAAGCGAGGTTCTTTGCGCGACGTGATGTAGCCAATGGAAATAATTACCGTGCCCTCCCACAGTGATGGTACGATACTCCGTGCATTTGGTTGCATCTCCACCCTTTCTGCATAACTACATCGAGCCATACCTGATCCGCGGGGAATGGTGACTGCAACGTGCGAGCAAGTTCGGTTGGAATGATCAGCCCGACCGGGCCGCCCAGTGCTCCGTTGTAGTACTGGCTTTTTCCTAAATAGTAATGCTCAGCGTTGACGGCACAGTCGCAGTTGAACCGGGACAATTCGGTAAACCAAGGCCCTTCGATATAGGCATCGTCATCAAAAAGGAAACACCATTTGCTGTCGGCAAGCTTTACGAGGTCGTCCACGAACCCGCCCATGTTGTTGTACCCGCTGCCCCTTTGGCCGACCCAGAACGAGCCGCAGCCTTTGGTCAATTCCTGGGCCAGAAGGATCCGTGCGCCATCGTCGGAGTCCACGCGCAGCAGGATTTCCACCTCGCCCTTGTTCGTGCCCGGGGCATCGAGGATAGAGGATACGGCCTTGCGTAGCGACTCTTCGGAGCCGCTGCGTGTGGGCATGATGATCGAAACGGTTTTCATTCTGATCTTTTCCGACAGGTAATGAGCAAGTGCCAGCCTAGCGCCTTCTCCAGTGACCGGAACATCTCGTGCGGCATGGCTGTGAACCACGGCTCCCAGACATACTGGTGCTGAACGTATTTCTCTACCACGTAGGGAAAGATGTGATCTTGATTCAGTTCGATCATATCGAAGTCATCCAACAACTCGTAAACTTGTTCAGCCGTGAAAGCCTGAACTATAGGGCAGCCGTCCTGAGCCTCGGTGCGGTTCAAACCAGAAGTGATAACTTTCCAAGAGTTACTGGCGTAGAGCATTAGTTTGAACACTGACTTTTTTCCGAGGTATGCTTGCACAGTATTAACCAACCGGTACGGGTTGTGGCAGTGATGGATTACTCCAAACGAATAGACTAGATCGAAAGTTTGAGGAGGGATGATCTTGGTTATCTCCTCGGCGTTACCAAGGTACAGCCTTCCTTTGAGCCCGTAGACTTCCAAACGCTTTCGTGTCAGTTCAAGACTCACCTCCGAAAAGTCGATCCCGGTGTAGGTTGCTCCAGCCTTACAAAAACTCACGGCGTCTGTCCCGATGCCGCAACCTATTTCCAACACCCGCTTGCCTTTCCACCTGTCGAACTGAGCAAAGCCTGGAATGTGCGGCTCCACGAAGTATTTGCGTGCTTCGATCTCATCGAAGAATGCTTTCGTGCCAACCTCCGACGTAGAATGGCGAATGTTGCATGGCTGACGGTCCCAGTAACTCCTGCTCTCGGATAAGGGGTCGGTGGTCATTCTAAGTGTAAATCGGTGTTCGGAGCGTTATCGGCGCAAACCGGCCAGTTGCCCTCGACAAACTGAGCGTAAGCATCTGGCTTTCCGCCTTCGACGCCTTTGATGACTGGCGCGTAAACTTTGGCATTGCCTAGCGTGGCGGCCCACCAGCTAAAACTAGACGGCGCGCGGAAGTGAACCTTGGAGGTCATAAGTTTATAGAAGGCTGGCAAACTAACCCATGTGGTGCCAAGCCCGGCCGCCGTGACGTCGCCTTGGAACGCAGGTAACCTAGTCGGACTGGTATCCACCTCCCATTCGCACTCTTCTGGCGAGAACCCGCGCACAAGAGCAGCATCCGCGTAGCACGTATTGCCAAGCGAAACCAACCCGGCGCCCAAGTAGTCCGTACCACGGCGCCAGTCCAAGAGCACGGGCCTCCTGTTCTCCAGCACTGGCCGCAGCATATCCAGCACGCTCGGCTTGATCCGCAGCCATTCTTTGACCTGTTTGCGCGTGTAGATCAGGCTGGATTGGCGTTGGTGGAGATCTTCACCGAGAACGATGTCTGCTGGATTCCCGTTCGATCTGGGTCGAACAGCCTCGGGAATATCCCATATCTTTTCACCTACCCACGGATATTGGCAAAGCTGATGGCCATTTTGTTCGCAAAACGCACGTAAATAACAGTACTGGAAAAGCAAATTTCCCATTCGTCCTATGAATGGCATGAAACAAGTGCTCATCGGGTTTCTGGCTTTCTTCTGTTGTTTGCCTGATGCTTTCGAGTTTCCCAACAGCAATTACTTGCCTCGTAACCCTTGGAATTGTCGTTGCGCTCAAGGGTCAGACCGCTAGGGCACTCACCCATATCGTTAAGAGAGTTTTCAAACGAATCCAGCCATCGCTTGCATATGGTGATTCCCCGCCCTCCATAATTCTTCCAGTCCGCGCACTTAGGATTAGTGCACCTATTTTTCATCGACTTCCAAGAACTGTACGCCTTTGTTAATATCCCTCCGGTTGCGGCTCCGTGTTTTTTGGGTGTTCTCAGCAGTTCTGTTCTGAGGCACCCGCAAGACGCGTGTTTGCCGCTGATCAAATCCCCAGAAATGGCGACACTCTGTTTCCCACAATCACAGTCGCAAAGCCATCGGGTTTTTCCGTGTGGGCTGGATTCGACTTGTCGGACAACCAATAGTGCTCCGAATCTTTTATATTTCAGTTCTAATTTTTTCATCTTATGCGCTGGTACAAAGCCCCAGTTCCAATCGTGTAAAGTTTTCTGAACCCGAGTTGCAGTAATCGTTGTTCAGCTCGCGTGACAGCCCCACCAGCCCAAGCTAAATCGTCGAGCACCGTGAATCCTCCGACTATGACTTGTTGAGCGAACCTCACCGTGTCACGAACAGCCTGATCATTATGCCCGGCATCTACGTGGAGTAAGCCTATTTGGTTCGGGACCTCGGCGTCGTCCGACTTCTTGCGGATGATTTTTGTGACGTTATCGAGCCCAAGCTGATGCAGCATTTGCATGAATTTTTGGCAAAGCCCTTCAAAGTCCTGACTCTCCCACCACTCCCGGTCCTCGTTGGTGGTCTGAGCCAGAATAGCCGCGTGTTTGTCCCAAGGCTCGATGCCCATGACGAGCCCACTGCCAATGGCCTTGTGCGCCAGGGCGAGAGGTATGAATGAACTGCCCCCGTAGATCCCGATCTCGACCGTCAACGCGGGGCGATAGCACAGAACTAAGCTTGCGAGGACGTAGGCTTTATCTTTAGAACACCATCCAGGAATGGAAGGTTGAACTTTATCAATTAATTGAAATAGATCAGTCATGGTGTGGCAGCTCTCCTCTCATTTTGAGAGCTGCTGTGTTCCACGCTTCTGAGGCTTTTTGTGGATCGTTAAAGTAACCAAGATGCAAGCGTGTACCAAAAGACATGATGAAGGCTCTCCATTTCTTGGCACCTTTATGCCAGTGAACACCACGGAACCCGCTTGTATTACGAGAAACGATCTTCTGATTGTGGGCTTGAGTGAATTTCGAGGCGAGTCTTAGATTAGACCTCTGGTTGTTGAGTGGATTGCCGTCGATGTGATCCACTTCCACTCCTTCAGGAGCTTCCATGATTATTCTGTGCATTCTCACGATGCGCTGATGGATTCCATCTGGCTTACCGAAATGAGTCACGGCAATCCCGTTTGAATAGCTCCATTTGCGTTCAGACAGCCAATCGAAATCAGTGTCATCGACCAAAGCTGAGAAGCCCTTGCTGAGACAGATCGTTTTCATAGGTGCAACTGGTCGTGACTGAGTTTGAGCACGGAACAAGCGCTGTCATTTATGCCGACTGATACCCAGAGCTTGCTGTCATGTTCGACGCACCCGCCAGGGAAAACAACCCGAGGCTTGTATTGATGGCATTTACTCCGTTCGGATACGGGAATCTGATCGAGTTCGCTTCCGTAAACGACGGGCTTCTTAGAAATAGCTTCCACTTTGAATGGTGACACTGGATCCATAAGCATCGCCCCCATAAAATATCTACGCCTCCACCCATCAAATTCGTTATCCAAACCGCTATGGAAGAACCGCAGAAGTTTGCCTTGGTATTGGATCGCGGGTGTTCCGCCGCGTATCGATCCGTAAGGCCAGGATGGCGGGTCACTTGCAAAGGTTTCGATGATCTTCGATTGATCGAGCTGGAACACGACTTGTTTGGGTTCGGATTCATAAATGAAGTAGAGCGCATCGCCCACGGTCAGAGGAACGTGGTTCTTCTCGATCGGCTTAGGGTTAGGCGGCGTGGGTTGCTGCACGTTGACCACGGTGTTGCCCTCGAGCCTGCCGTATTTGACCACCGCGGTCGGAGGCATGCTCGGCCATGTGCTTTGCACCCAGCATATCCACACGTCTTGGCCGATATAGAACAGCTTTGGATCCTCGAAACTCGCCGGCTCCTCCGTCTTAATTTCGAGGTGCCGGTTGCTCAGCACTTTGCCGGTGAAGTCCAGTTCAGCTATGGCAAGCTTGGTCGCCAGCGTGGGGCCGTCATGGAAGCGATACGCCATAAGCAGCCCGTCGCCGTGCTTCACGATCGAGGGGTTGTAAGAATGTCGCACTAATTTTCCGATTTCAATCGGAAGGGTTTCCACCTGATCGGAAACCTTCGGGTATCTACTCGAAACCTTTAGCCGCTGAATGAACTCTTCTGCGAGTTTGGCATTATAAGTTATTCTTGGGTCACTCATAATCTTGAGTGCAACCTCCTGAATATAGTCTGTCGAGAAACACCAAAACACTCACCTATAGCTCTCATGGTCATTCCGCTGTCTTGCATTTGCCGCACGGAAATCATTTGTACATCCGTCAATTTTCTAAACATTGTTCCATGGAGCCTCCTGTCATGTTGGTTCTCGACACATGTCCCTATCCGTAGATTTCCAAATTTCGCTCATATCACCCGGTAAATCATCCCGGTCGCGTCAAACGCCTTGGCCCGGTCGAACAATGCCCAGAGCGCGTGTGGGTAAAAGACGTCCCGGCCAAGGATCATGTCGGGGATCTCTGGCATAACCGTTCTCCACCAGCTTTTGCGAGCGCAAAACAGATCGGCCACAGGCTGGAAGGACGCCCGGCCGTCCTTTTGGTTCATGCGATAGGCAAATGTGGCGTCGTGGGCAAGTAGTGCGTCGGTCAAGCCTTCACGAAACCGCGTATCCGGTCGAGTGAGGCACACAAAATCGCTGTCGGTCGCCCGCTGCATTCCCATCCGGAGACAGTCCTTGAGGTACGGGTAACGCCGCGGGTCCTTGAGGTTAAGCATGCTATCCCGGCCGCACGCCCCGACTTCGATCGGCGTCATGGTCCAGGAGCCCGTCTCGTATTCAGTGAACCATTCCGGCCAGCGGCTTACGCCTTCGTACTCGGACCAGACATGGACGATCTGCGGCATAGACTGCGCCCGAAAGCCTACCCCGCCAATGTTGTCCAAAGCCCACACAAAGCCGCTGATGCGCTCGATAAAGTCACTGTAACGACAGTAGAAAGTGTGGTTTGGTCGCCAAGGCGATCCATTCCAGAGCAGGGGTTTGTCGTTGGCAAAGGCCAACACAGGCAGCCCCGGGACCGCTCGGGCGAGGTGCAACGGGGCGGAGTCGGTCGCTATTAGACAATGTGCCCGCTCGTACAGCCCAAGCAGGTCGTAAATTCGCTCGGCTTTGACTTCGGCCAAGTCCACCACGGTCCACTTGTTGCGTGGGAACTTAGCCCGGACCAATTCCCGCACGACATTGGCGTAAGGGAATGGTGACGTCACCCCACCCAACGACAGGAGGACCGTCTTTGTTTTGCCGCGCGCCCACTCATCGACAAGCTTGTTTTCGCGCGCTTTGCTCCGTTTATCGAACAGCAGGTCGGGTTGGCCGTCCCACTCCGCCAGCTTGCCGGCCACGCGCCACGACTCCTTTTGAAAGCTGGTAGTTACCGCGGTTTGCTGCTTGGCCGGCCCGTAAACGTATTCGACAACGGCCTCCGTGCTGCAGTTCACTTGCGTACAACACCACTCGCCATTGATCGTCTTAGCCTGCTCGCATGCCTTGCCGACCTCATGGTAAGGCCCTTCGTAGATGTGAGGCTCGACGTAGTTAACGCCCTCGAGCACGGAACTGAACTCGCGCGCGACCATCAACCCGCAACGGTTGCCGCGTTGTTCCTCGGCGCGAAGGAGGGGGAGAATGTTGAGCACGTCTCCGAAACGGCCTAAAGCAATATACAAACGGCTCATTCGCAAAAGAGTTGTTCCAGCGGCAGGACCGTCGCGTTCTTAATGGCCGCCATCTTAAAATGGTGCATCCCGCCGCACATATCGCAGACACACGGCCTGGTCAGCGTGGCGTTGATGATCATGACTTTGCCTTGCACGATCGCGTCAATGACTGACGGTCGAAAGAACTCATCTGGCGTCCCCAGTTCGCCCAGGCGCCTTACCAGTTTCTTTAGCAACTTGGTCTTTTTTGCTGTCATTTGTCGCAGCCATCCGGCGTTCTAACTCCACAAGTCCCAATGGCGTTGGTTCGCGTTCGCCGTAAATATACTTCCTGAATGTCGGCAGCGGAATACCCAGCAACTCCGCGCTCTCGGTCTGGGTTTTTACCCCAGCCCATTGTTTTAACCGCTCCGCGAATGCCTGTGCCATTTGGTTATGTTATACGGTGGGGCAGTCGAGGGCAAGCGGGACGTCTTTACGCTTCACGCCGCGCACGATGTTGGAAACCGTCGCTGGCCATATACCGTAGCTTTCGGCTATAGAGGTTTGAGTTTCTCCAGCCTTGGCTCTTGTGCGAATGTCGATCACTTCCTCTACTGACAATTTATGTACTGGACGTTCATGGATAACAGGTTCTCCGAATGACTGCCTTGCTAAGCCTCTTCCGATTCTCCAAATTGATTGGAAAGTTACGTGGTGTTCGTCGGCTAGAGACTTGATGGTACGAGTTTTACCCTGAAGGTGATTTCTAATTTCAATCACCTGATCATCCGAAAGCTTTCCGAGGTTATTTGCCAATCCGAACCTTGGTTTGTGGCGATTTCTGGCAACCATCTCAAGCATGTTTTCGGAATCAGTCTTGGCTGTTAAGTGGTCCGGTCTAACACAACGAGGGGTATCGCACGAATGGCAGACCTTTTTACCTTCTTCGAGTCCCCTGTGTTCCACAATGTAAGAGATGACATGGCAAAGCCACATCCTTCCTTGGAAATGCATTCGGGCGTAAATTCCAGATGGGTTAGCCCTACAAATCCAGCATCCAGACGACTTGGTAACGGTGTTCCAAAACCTCGCCAGCTCGGCCTCTGTTAAACTAATGGTGATCAAGCATCCTCCTTTCGATTTCCAAAAGTGCTAGACGGTGGGGCGTTCGGCTTCCCTTCTCCCAAGTCCTATATGTCCCGGTCGGCACGTCGAAAACTTGAGCGGCCTCCTTCTGTAACAGCTTTCTACTGAGCCTCCACCGTTCGATTCTCGAAGCAAATGATTCAGGTGTCACTGTATGTCCAGTGTGACAGTGTAGCACTTTGATTACAAGACAAGAATACGCAACAAGCGTAAAAGAAGTTTCAGGGTGACATCAGAGCGGCGGTTCCCCCCGTCGCATCGGGCGTAAAGCCGTTCGCCCACGGCCAGAGAAATCTGCACGGCGTAGCGAGTCCTTCGCCTCTCGCAAGTTCCAAAAACCAACAATAAAACTTGTGCCCACTGTGGCCAATACAAACATCATAAAAGTTTCCGGACTTAAAGTCCTGATATAGAAAGGTTTATATCCCCCTGAGTACCAGCCAGTGCGGACAATTCAATGATTTCCTAGGTCGACGTCCCTACGATTGGGACAAGAAAATTTCCAAGGATCGCAAGCCACACTCGTACATTTACACCGGCATGTACAAGACCGAGACATTCCCGACGTTCATGGGGACGACTCACTTGCACGAGCGCATCTATGTGACGCGGCCAAACGATCCCGGCCTGTGGACGCAGTTCGTGGCCGATCCTTGCATCGGGACGCCTTGCGATAACAATCGGCAATATATCGGCCATGGCGTGGACCAGCTCCGTTACGATCGCTATCGTCGGGAGTATCAGACCCCGGTGTTTTGCATCGACCAGTTGGACACCATCGAGGAGGGGATCCAGAAGATGGCGGCCATCGCCCAGGGCTACCAGGACCTCCCCGAAGAGATCTGCTCCGACTTCTTGCGCGTGTTGACGCTTCGCAAGGCGGGCACTGCGGCACTTCAGGGCGGGCTTTACCTGTGCGGCATGCAGGACGGGCAGGGCAACCCGATCGCCATCGACGTTGACGACAGCATGTTCGCCGTGGCCAACGGTGGTAACGCCGTTACGCAGAACTCGCTGATGATCAATTTGAATGCCAGCGGCGGGTTATCCGCCAACGGCATTAACACGACTGCCGGCTTGGCGGCGTCCCTCGGCCAGTTGTCGATGGAATACCTCGCCAACGCCCAGGAGGATCTGGCGGCCAATGGTTATCACGACCGCGAATGGATGGTGGAAGGCAAGTTCTCGATCACCGTCGACCAAACGACTCGGCGCCGGCTGCTCGTGGCTAACCCGGCCCTCACGCAGATGTATAGCGCGGCTGACTTCGCCAAAGGCGGGGCCTTCTACAGCTACGGCGTAACCACCGGTTGCGGTGATTGGCTCTTCAAAGAGGACAAGGCCCAGATGCGCTTCCGCTTCCGGTCAGACCTCGACGGCCTGAACCTGAACGGTGCCGCGCTCAACGGTGCAGTGTGGATCCAGCAGGTTTGGCCTTTCCAGAACGTGGCGGCGACCTTCGGCCTCAAGCCCGTTTATTCCGCCATGTGGAAGAACGCGCCGATTCGCCTCTACCACGTCTACAACCGGGACGCCCGGATCGTTTACGTGGGCGATATTGTTAGCATCAACGACGAGATGAAGTTCGGCCTCGCGCGTAGCTTCATGGGCCAATGGACTTGGAAGAGCCCGGACTACTTCAACGCCGTCGACCCCAACACCGGCGTCCTGTGCCAGTTCAACAACGACAAGCGCAACAAAGGCTATTGGCTGGGTGAGTACGACCTGGCAGAGAAAACGATCTATCCTGAGATAGAGCGGCTTATCTTGGCTCTGGGCGAACCCCAGCCATACGTTAGGGTCCCAAGAACTAACAATCCGTTTCTTGCGCCGTATAACGTGGGCGACTACCAGAGCTTGTTGGCATACAATAGTCAGTGCGGCGAATATATTCCCACGCCGGGATTTTCGCTTCCCACTGAAGATTAACGACTTAGGTATGAGTGACGGGCAGCAGCAGGTTGTCCGTCACTCAGCCTTCGTTTGCCATGAGCAATGTTCCAAACAATGGTGTAAGGAACGTGGAGTTCTCTCGATATGGCGGCAACTTCTCCATATTTTCCAGTCAGTCGAGAGGCTATTTGTCTCGCCATTTCATCAGAACATTTGCACATGCCATGCTTCTCACCGTGAAACGGATTATTAGAAAAATGGTTGTGACCATCGGCGGTCATCTTCTGCATGTTCGAGAACTGATCGCCATACTCAAGGTGTTTCGGATTACAGCACTGCGGGTTCGGTCCACCTGGGCAAATGTGGTTCACCTGTTTCCCTTCTGGAATTGGCCCTTGAGTAAGGATCATCACGGCTCGATGGGCGTAAATCTTGGAATTGACTCCCTCGCGGCGTTGGATCATTCCGTGGCCTCGAGGCCAATTCTTGCCGCACGGTCGAGTGCTTCCCATCCACGGCCAGCAATCGTCGGGACCTCTGACGTCAACCTTTGCCCAAAAGCGTTCCTGGAACGTGGGCGACAGTCCTTGCTCCTCCAAATATTCAGGGGTTATTTCAATCATTCAATTCGCCTCGTTGATCAACTTACGCATGTCCTCAACGGCAAGCTCGATTTGATGAAGGACAAACTCCTTCGTCATCGTGTCAACCGCCTTGATGGAAAAATGGGCGTTTTGTTCGCAGTTGAAGATCAGGCACATGGCGAAAAGGTTGCTCTTGGGGTTGCCAGGGCGAACAAGACCATCCACGGCTTTGAGTGTAGCGGCTGCGGATTTTGCGTCTTGCGATCCTGGGAGATACTGACTATGTTCGTTCATTCGTTCGTACTTGCTCCGTTTGGGTTACTGGCCCAGCGGAGCTTCTTTATTCTCACACAAACATCGGTAAACTCAAGGTAATATATGCCAATGATGGACGAAATGGCTGGAGACGGTGGAGCCCCGCCCGCGGCTGAGACTCAGGACGCGGATCCCGGCGCCATGCCGCACGACGAGGTGGCGGAGGGCCAGATGGGGATCATTCACATCGGCTCGGATATGCTGCCCGATGGCATGTCCAAGAAGGTGAAGAAGGGGGATATTTTGGAATTTAAGGCTATCGGTCCGGCTGACGCCGAAGGTGACATTCCCGTGACTTACAACACGGGTGACGACGAGGAGAAGAAAGAGCCATGGGAGGACTCGTTTAGAAAGGAAATGTCTCCCCGCGGCGACAAGGCAGATACGGGTGGGTCGGGAGGTTCGGATAATCCAGGATCAGGTTACTAAAAAATTATGGCAACATTCACACTAGACCCGGTTCCGTCTCCGCTGACGACTCCGATCGGCAACAACATTGATTCAGCCAAGACGTTTGCGCGGGATTATTACAAACTCTCGGAGCCAAGCATTGAGACGAAGCAACTGCACACGATTCGGATTCTTGGGTTGCTGTACAACTTGGCAAAGCTTCAGCCCTTTGCTGTAAACTACAAACTGAACCATAAAGGACTGATCCAGGATGCGATGGTTTACAACGGCGCGATCACTATGTTCAACCTGGAGGTAGCTCATGCGGTAACGGATTGGGATGCCGGCAAGTTCGTTGATACGACGCTTTCCAACGACGTGAACGCCTTATTGCAGGAAGGTCGGGACTTCTTGCAGTTGCCTGTGGAAACGCAGCAAAGGATCATCTCGTTCCTGCGGGTACAGTTGGGGACATAATTCCTGGAGGTGCCTCATTGCCTGTGACGCCCAAACTTTGGAAAACTTGCAGATGCTCAACCGTGAAAGCGCGTTGAGCGAGCGTGACTTACTGATGTGCAGGGCTTCCGTGTTCGCCACGGCGGCCGGCATCGCTACGGCGACAGATGCTCTCCGTATTGGGATACTGATGGGTCTAAACAAAGTCAGCGAGCGCGATCTTGACCTGATCTTTCTGTCACTCCTTTTCTAAATTGTGGGCTGTAACACCAGCGACATTTTGGGAACCGCGTACCGCACTGGTTACGCGAAACTATCGGCGCGCGATCTCAAGGTTGCCGCGATAGCCGCAGCGTGCTCGACGTGCAACGCTCAACCCCTGATTGAGGGGGCTATTGGTAACGGCTACCTCAAGCTGACGGAGTACGAGACGGCCATGTGCATCGCCAATGCGCTTTGCTCGTCGCCTGGAGCGACAGGGGCGCCGGCTCCAATAGCACTAGCAGCGGCCATGCAGAATCACTTGGCCTCTATGAGCCGTAGGGATCTGGATGCTGTCATCACCGCTGTCCTGTGCAAGCAGACCAATCCTCCTTGTGTCACCCCATCAGCTCCGCTTAATCCAACGGCGAAGGTCACTACCGCCACGACCATACTGGTTACTTGGAACCAGTTGCCTAATGCTGGAAGCCTCATATTAGGATATACTGTCAAGTGGGGAACGGTTTCGGGTGTCTACCCCAACACGGCGACCGTGGCGGCTATTCCGAAAAGTTACACGATCACCGGCCTAACGGCTGGAACTCAGTATTTCTTTGTCGTGGTGGCCAACTCATTCTCTGGATGTTCCTCTGCCAACTCGGCTGAGAGTTCAGCAACGACAACCGGGGCAGTGGCATGCAGCGCGGCATCCCAGGCTTTCGTAGCGGCGTGGGTGGCAACAGTAGTAGCCAATGGCGGTGCAGCACCTTCAGCGGCGACACAGGCTGCAATATGTGCGTTTCAGGATGGGTTGGTAGCTGACGGACTTGATACACAGATGCTTCATTGGAACGCGATTGTTCCAGACAACTTAATTGCCGCTTTTACACCTCAGCTTTTGGGACTTGGAACAAGGGCGGTTTGGACCAATTCGGGTCCATTCGTGATTGGCGATCTAACGGTGGACGGGCTCAAGGGGGACGCAGTGGGCAAATTCTCCGCTACTGGAGTTGCTCCCAGCACAATATTCTCAAGTGACGATGACTGCGGGATCTCAATTTATCTATTTACAAATCCCAACTCGGCTAGTTGCGACATTGGTGTGACCCAGGGGGCAAACCTCACCTCGATTCAACCGTTCGCTGGCACCACGTTTTTTGATTCTTACGCTATCGCCGGTCGCATTAGCGCGGCCAACGCTGGGTTCGTTGGGTTCATTTCCGGCAATCGTGTAGCCGGGCCTACCACCTCAATTTACGAAGCCAGTTCGACTGTGCCGTTCAATACGTTGGTTACGGCGAATGTGGCTGCGGGCGGAAATAGGCCAGCAACGGAATATTACGCCTGGGCGATGGATAACGGAGGGGTGCAAGCGTCGCTATCCGACCACAGAATGTCGTTCATTGGGTTCCACCACGGACTCACTGCCGCTAATGATCTAAAGCTTTTCAATCGAGTCCAGGCATTGCGTGTAGCACTTTTGGGAGGTTTCAAATAATGAGAGAGCGAACTTACAAGAGCGGTCTGAACAAGACTCACCTCCGGGTTATTTCTTGTCTGGGAGAAGGCTACACCCATAAGGAAATTGCCCACGAACTGGGTATAAAACAGAATTGCGTCTACTTCCACATCGGGAACATTTATCAGATCATGAGAATGAACCGTGTCGACCAACTTGTGAGACTCGCTATTGCCTTCGGTTTGTGCTCGCCTTTGTGCCTGTTGCTGTTTGCCGGGTGCGCGACCAAACCAAAGCCGACAGTTCCACCGATTCCTCCGGGTGTGACTAACGCTTTTACGATCCCGTTAGTTCCCATGATTCCCAAGGTTGCCGCAAAGCCGTTGCTTTCACCAAAGGCTTTGGCTAATCCTCCACCAAAGGCTCTGCTTGCTCCAGCCGCAGCTAAACCCAGGGTCTATTTCATCCACATTGATTACCCGGCAGACGCGACCAATTACGTCTGGTGCCTGCAGGAGTCGGCTGACTCCGTGACGTGGAAATACATGACGACAAATCTCATTACCCGGAACGGCTCGATTACGAGTGCCATGGCGATCTCTTTCAGGGGGAAAGCCGGTACTAATTCTTACCCAGTCCAGATGCCTCCTCACACCAAGGTTTACTTCTGGAGACTTAATGGCGTAAGGTAACTCTCGAACCGAACCTGATGAACACCGTCGTGAACCTGAATGAAAAAGGATCTAGTGAATTGGAACACACTGCTTCTCACGCTGGGGTTTTCTTTCCTCGGATGGCAGGGAAACCGATCGGTGATTAAAATTGATGCCGCGCACGATGACATTATCAAGATTCAAAGCGTCATGGTTGGCAGGCAGGAGTTCGACGCCGAACTGACTGCCATCAAGTTGAGGATGGCATCCATCGAACTGGACATAATCACACTCAAAAAACTCAAATTAACCCAATGAAACTACGCTACCTCATACCGCTTTTGGTCGTCACTCTATTCGCTGCCTGCACCTCGTTTCACAACGGTGCGCCCCCAACGAAAGTGGAAGAAGGGTTGTTTTCGATCGTCACTAATTACGTCCCGGTTATTGTCTACACGACGAACACGGTTGCCGGGCAACCTCCGGTGGTGACGACTCAAACCAACCAGGAGCCGCATTACACCTACACCCCGGGGCCCGGAGTTGGTGCGGTCAGGGACGCTGCTGCCCTTGTGCCAGGATACGGAGGGTTGATAGGCACTGGCGTTGGCGCACTGGCCGCGCTCTGGGCTTGGTTCAGGAGTTCGAAGCAGGGAAAGACTGCGGCGACCCTCGGCCAATCCGTGGAAACAATGCGGGAGTTTATTAAAACCCTCCCCAACGGAACCAACTATGACTCGGCTCTCACAGCCTGGTTGCAACAGCATCAGGTCGAGACTGGGACGGTTAACGATGTTCTCTCACTGCTCGAGAAGGAAGTGGACAACAAAGACGCCGTGGTCGCAGCCCAGCAGATACGCGCAACCATCGCGGCTCTGAACCCATCGGCCTTGCCTCCCAAACCCCCTGGAACCTGATCCCTCAACGCATTAGTGCAACCTCGTAATATCGTCAATGCGGTCGCGCGCCAGCTCGTGCTCGCCGCCGTCCTGGTCAACAACGATATACCGACCGTCCTCTGTGACGTCATCAACGATGCCCCAGCGGCACCCGTCGAACACGACTTCGCAGCCAATGTCATTCATAAAAGAAGTTTGGGGTTTAGGCGCACCAGTTGTCCCGGTTCGCACTTGGCCACCCAGACTTTCCGCATAGTTTCCACGCACCTATGGCGAGCCTCACGGTTAGGATAACGGCGCAGAAGCATTGCTCTGAGTAAGTCACGCGGTATTTTCACCTTGGCCTCCGCGCATACGTTTCCTGATCCACGATCCAAGGGCCCTCGACAAATTCATCCATGCCCAGCGGGTTAAGGACGGGCGTTGGTTGCGGTCGCGGCGTCGTATCTCGCTCGAACCTCACCAGCGTTTCGTTCTCCTCCAGCCGCACGGCGGCCAGCTCGTCCTGGAGAGAGTGGATACGAACCTCGCTCCGGGCAGCCTCCTCGGGCTTAATGTCGCGCCAGAGGTCACAGTTGTGCCGCTCGCGCGCTATGGCTTGCTCAATGGCGTTCATTATCAGTCCTTTTTGGTAAACCCGTGATATCTGCCAGCGTCATCAAGCATCTCGCGGAACTTGGTGTCTTTGGTGATCGTCTCGGGCTTTTTAGCGCGCCCGTTGTATTCAGTCTCGACCTTAAAGTTGGCCCAGAGCCCGAACAGGTATTTCTTTTCCAACTCACCCAAGACCACGCCAGCCTGTTTCCCGAACGGCATTGGAAAACTACGCCATGCCTCGACGGTCTCAGGCGGCGTTGCGGGCTCGGCGGCCCGCGCGACCTCGACCGGTTTGGCCAGCTTGGGCTCGCTTTCCCCATTCGGCGGGAACGCCGGCTTTGCCTCGGCGCCTTCGGTGAAAGAGACAATCGCCACTTTCAACGCCTCAAACTGCTTCTTTGTCACAGGAACGAACCGTAGCGGCAGGTCGGCCAGGCTCTCGGTCGGGAGGAGATACCCGACCTTCTGAAAGTACTCCAGGGCGGGCTGTGCGAAGTCCGCCAAGCTCTCGATCAGCTTTGTGCGGCTTTCCGGGGTAGCAGGCTCGATTGTGGGCTTCGTAGACGCAGCCGCTACCGGTTGGGGCTCATTCTGAGACTTGCCCCCTACCTTGATACCCTCTTTTTTGTCCTGGGGCATTTTAGGAGGTTCTTCCCCACTGGTTATGCTGTCATCGTCGGAGTCACCGGTTAAAATGCCCAAAGCGTTGCAAAACGCATATCTTTTCGCAAAGGTGAGAGCAGAGGCGAACTTTTGGGCCGCGTTCATGTAAGCTTCCGGGTCGATTGGGACCTTAAACTCGCTTTTCTCGCTGTGCCCCAGGCAATGCTTGACGGTGCAAACCGCCGTCACCCAGTCCTTGTCAACGATGGCTGTCTCGGTATGAGACAACCCATGTTTTTCGAGCAGTCCTTTGACTTGGGATACAATAACGTCCAGCGGGGCGAACCGGTAACGGACGGCCGTGCTGTTCTTCTGGTGGACGACTTGGGACTTTACGATCACCGGACATTCAGCCTGGAACGCGGCGAGGGAGCGGTCAAAGGCTGACCGGGCGGCTTCTGCTTGCAGCTCTCGGCGCATTACCATCAACCGCTCGAGCACTTCGACGGCGGCTTTAGCGTCAACGGCCTTTTCGAGCAAGCCCTCGACGTTTATGCCGGCTATCGCGCCCGAAGCAATGGGGACGGGCAAAAGGTCGCTCATGTTTCCCTCTCGGATCTTGAACATTCACGAAACGGTTCAATGATGGTGCTCATAGCTGCATTGCGCGTTCGAGTGTTTCAAGAGCCCTCGCTGGGGCGCCCTTGCGTATCCAACAAGCCGCCTCGACCAGGCTGATCCGCAGCTTGTCCTCACGGCTCAGGTCCATGCCGGCGACCGGCGCCAGAGGTTCGCAGCAAAAGCCGCTGACCATATCGTTAAGGTTCTGGACTTCGCAACCCATCCTCACGGCCATCTCGCGTTGCTGCTCAGGCGTTAGGCGTTGGCTCATGGCTTTGCCTCCTCGGCGCTCGACGGTTGCGATTCGACCGGGCATTCCATGACGACATAGCCGCTGGACTGCGTGATAGCGATGCCCGTGATCGGGCCGTAAACGAGCTGCAGAGCCGTTTTAACCTCCTCGTACGTCCATTCCCTGGTGTGTTTTGTTCTCATGCGGCTTGCGGTTGGGGTTCGAGTGAGTTGAGTGAGTTGAGGATAAAAACCTTCACGTTGTCCGTTGACTTCCATTTGTTCACCTTGGCCATGAAGTCCCGTTTCTTCATGCGAAGCGAGATCCAGAGGTAATCAGTCCCGATGAGCGAATTAGCCCCCATGGTGATCGCACTTTCGGAGTCGGCGATGCCCTCGACCACTGCCCCGCTTTGGGTGTCGTGATAACGGAAGGCGTGGTAGGTGTTTCCATTGCGATCAAGCTCGCTTGAAAAGGTCTGCAGAACTGCCTTTATTTTCATAATTCTGTTTTCCTGCCGGTTAAAGGGATATTACCCACTGTATCAATACTGTCAATTACTTTCCCAGCCAATCGAGCTTTTTCCGCTCCTCACGTTTCGCCGCTAGGCGAGCGCGCGCAAGAACGAGCCCGGCGCGCAGCTTGGCTTTGTGGGCCTCGCTAAACTGTCGATGCGTGCCGCGGTTGATCTGCGAAAGCACATCGCCCGCGTTAAGCGGTTGCTGGCAATGGGGGCAAGGCACGGTTTTCATGCTGCTGCTTTGGGCAGGTAGACCCCGGAATTTGAAAGCACGATAGACCCGTTTTGGATCAGGTCGTTCAAGGCGTCGTGAATGGTGCCGGGGGCGAGCCAAGGAAGAACTGACCGCACACCCTCGACCAATTCCCGCAGGTCGGCCGCCCCGGACATGCGGACCAGGAACAACACCAGCTTTTGCACTTCGCTCATAAATACTCCCGGATAAACCGCTTGACCGCGGGCGCAAATTGCCAAGCAACCCACGCAATGCTTCCCATTACCGCGATGCCAAAGATATGTGGATATTTGGGGAACACGATGGCCGGTCCGAGCAGCACGAAAGCGATGGTGAAGTGTCTCATGCGTCCTTTTTGCCAATGGCTTTGCCTAAAGCATCCAGCGCCAGTTTCATAAGGGCGTCAATGTTGAAGTCGAAGGTATTGCCGTGGGCCGCCTGAATTCGCTTCTGGCGTGTGGCCATGCTCCTGATAGGACTGACCGCTTTGCGTAGTTCCTGCTCGCTTATTGTTCCGTGGGTGTCGTGCTGGATATTGCCGGCAGTTCGCAGCAGGTCCATAAGACGTGTAGCAGCCTTCGACGGGGCAGACCAATAAGCCCAGCCGTCAGACTGAGCGTTAACCGACTCCATGAGGGTGTGCAGGATAGCCACGCCTTTTCTCACGTTGGGGCAGGCATGGCTATTTGATGCCATAATTTCAATGTCGCTTTGGTTCATGTTCATAGGCTTGTCACCTTGGCGATTGCCTGCTTAAGGGCTTCACACTTGCTCGTGTAATTGCTCATAATTCAGTCTTCCCGCACAATCGCGGCGATAAAATGATGATGCGCTTTGCCCGCACAAACCCGGTATCCGGGCACGTACCCAGCCTCGTACCACACGAGCGCGGCCCCACATTTCGGGCATGGAGTCAAATCAATCTCTAGCCACATACCGGTATTTGCTCGCTCCCAAGCGAATTGCGGCTCGTTAGCGAAACGGTAAGCTGGCGCATACCCAGATGCGGGAGCGCCATCCTCATTTACCGGTGCCAGCACAACCACAATCCCAGGCGGTGGTGTCTGGTAATAGTAGGCATTATCTCGGATCGTAGAGACACCAATTAATGCCTCACGCGCCGCAATTGTCATTCGCTTGTCACCTCGAACACACCCTTCGAACTTCGCGTGCTTATGTTCCGGGAATACGCCTTTTCTTTTTTGGTCTTTGAGTGTCAGGATTACTTTCTTCTTTTGCATATACCCCACTGTATAACACAGCATCCTCTTACTGTCAACTTCCATCTGTTTGCTTCCCGTGTTATCTTCCATTTCCTATGGCCCAGATGCCTCCCGTATTAACCCCTTTCACTTCGGAAACCGCCAAACGCGCTAATGCCGCATCTCGTGAGAAAAGGCGTAGAAATTTAGCTGCCCAAAATTTGGACGGTATCGCCAAGGGTAAAAGAGGACTGGGATGGTCCCTGCGAGATGTGGTCTTGGTTGCTCGAGATGCACTCGAACGGGTCAAGCGGCTTGAGGAGCGTATTGAGCGCGGCGGCCGGCCACGCAAGCCAGAGGACGAGTTATCTCGCCCACGGCCCAAGGTCGACACCAGCATTAACGACCTGCCAGAGCCTACGCTGCCAAGCAAGCCGACAGAACAGATCCACGACTAATCCATGCGGTGAAAGGGATGTAGGGGGTTAGTAAGGGGGATTACCCACCACCTTGTCAAGAACAAAGTTCTTTGTATGGCAAAGCAAGGCTGCCTAGGACAAGCATTCTTTTATCGTCAGGGGTCCCCACGGTGTGCCCCCGGCCACCACCGCAGGCGCGCGACCAGTTTTTAGTCACCACCCACTTTTATGCAAGCAGGTTTTTGCAGGAAAGGGACAGCGAGAATTTTAAGGGAGGGGTTTCAGTGGTTAGCCTTCGGGGACAGAGACGGAGTAGGTTACTGATCTATGATGAGTGAATAGGGGAGTGTTAGAGGGGTTTTTGGGTTTGGTGTCGAGATTTATTTTCTGGAAGTGAAAACGGTGGGCTCGGGAGTAGTATACCATTTTGGCATAGTCAGTTTGTGTTATGACAATGGTCAATGTCAATTAGAGGATATCTCTTTACATAATGGTGAGATGCAACTCAAAGTTGATTGATGTCTAGTATACCAAAAAGGTATGGTCGATGGTGGGAGCATGCTAAAAGAGTATGGTGGGCAAATGGGTGGAAAGTCTCATAATTTGGGAAAAATATGAGCGTAAGCAAACGGGCGCGTTTTGAGATTTTCAAACGGGACGGGTTCATGTGCCTGTACTGCGGTCGCAAGCCTCCGGAGGTGACATTGGAGGTGGACCACATGATAGCCAAGGCAAGCGGTGGGGGAGACGACACGGTGAATCTGGTGACCAGTTGTGTTGAGTGCAACCAAGGGAAGAGCGACAGGCCGCTGACTCAGATACCACATCAGCACCTTCCTAGTGTGGCTGAGAGGCACGAAAAGATTGAACAGTTAAGAGCATTGGCTGAACTGACTTTGTGCAATTCTCAACTGGAGGATGAGCAGTGGTATCTTGTGAGCGATTTATGGATGAAGCTGCAGGGAGAGGAGCTCGACAAGTATGAACTGTCAGGAAGGCTTGCCACGGCTGTACGTCGGTTTCTAAAACTGCTGCCTCTGGAGGAGGTATTGGATGCGGTGAAGGCGACCTTTGACAATACCAATGGCAACGATCGCTACTTCTACGGGGTGTGCCGGAGGAAGATCGAGAGAAGGAAAAACCCGCTTGCTAAACCGCCCGATTAATTCAATGCAAACCGGGCGATGGAACTGGAGGGGTTTGAACCGCAGAAGAAACGCAAGAGGCTAGGCTGACGTCGACTCACGCGGCCGGCCTTTCTGGTGCCGGCCCCAGGCTCCGCATCACCTCGGGCCTGCCGGGTTCATTGCGAAAGTTGAGTTGGGCTTTAAGCTTCTGGTAAGCGAGCTCGAGATCTACCGGGTCGGGATTGGGATTGGTTATGAGAATTTGACACAGGTCGCAGGCAAGGACGGTAGCGGCGTCTCTGGGTTGTCTGTTCGCTTTTGACTCGTCGGCAACTCGTCTGATAACCCGCACGGCGGCCAATGCGGTGGAAATCAATCCTTCCGGTGTGGCGCAATTACGGTTGGACTTCTGGCGGGAAGCCAGTTCAAAAATGTCGTGGAGCGCGGTTCGGTATTCGTCGCGCTCTTTCTGAGCGGAATCGAGTAAGGCTTGAAGTTCTCCGATTGAAGATAGACTCATGGCAGCTTGTAACTCTCGTTGATGAGCAGGAATTTGCTGTGATCTGTGGAGTTGTTAGGGTGTACCTGTATCGTAACCCCCACTATACCGGGTCTGTCGTACTCCGGGTGGAGGGGGATTATGGTGCGGATCATACCTTGTATCGCACGTTGCTGTATCGTGCGCTTCAGGCGTTTGGTGATTGGTACACTCATGGCTAAAGAGCGGCGGCATGGGGAAGGAGAACTCCTTGGCAGGTCAAACTCTGCTCTTGGCGCTGCCGCGGCACCCATCGTGCATTTAGGGCGGTGTTTAGGAAGATCGAAGTCCCTGCCCCGGTGTGCTAGAAAACTTGGAAGATTTCTCCGAAGCAGGAACCAAATTAATATTGTTCGCTAGCACACGAACTTTATACACCCCCGTTGCCGGGGATGCAAGAATTATTTTACGGCGTGGGTGGTGGAGGCGGGGAAACTGACTGGAAAGTAGGGCTTTTACGTTGTGGGGTTCCAATAGCTTCATCAAGTGTCCACCCCTTTCTAAGTCGGTCGTGTATTCTTCTGGGACTGAATCCGAGGCGTTCGTTTAGAACACAGAGGCGTTCCTGTCTGCCATTGTGTTCCACGATCACATTGTCTCTCTTGTTCTTGTTTTGCTGCGCCCGACTGGACCACTTGCAGTTATCCGGTCCGTACGCACCATCGTTGTCCTTTCGGTCAATGGTGAAACCTGGAGGACACGGCCCCATATCGGAAATGAACAAGTCGAACGAGTCCCAACGAGAGCAAACACGAATCCCACGACCTCCGTAATTTTTAAAGTCGCGGCAATGGGGGTTATTGCAGCGTTTCCTCATGTCTTTCCAGCATGAATACTCGCGTGGGAACTTCTTCTTCATGGCGTAGTGACTGGAGGGGGTGGAGGAGCCACAGGTGGAGTTAATTGATCTAGGGCATCAAGCTTGTCGCTTACGACACTCACTCTCTGGACGATGCCATCCAGCAACGCCTGGTCCGATGGCGTAATCTGGCCCGCAGAATTCTGCAAGGCCGTGATCTGGTCCTCCAGGTTCTTCACGTCTCCCTGCAGGTCCGTGATGGCGGTGTCCTGCCGGGCGAAGAACTCCGTCAATTTGTCGTTAAAATCCGATATAGCACTCACGGTTTTCCTTTCTATTTCTTCCACCCTACATTCAATCCTACGAAGGAGATTTAAGATCTTTTCTTCGTGGCTTTCGGATGGCATAATGGTTTTGAAATTGGCCCCGGCGCGTTTAGATCGCCCGGAGCCCGACACAACAAACAAAGCTTGTCATGCACTACGATAATACCACAAAGCACATCCTCCCACAAGACGTAACTCCCAGAACCATCGCTAGATTTTGGAAGTACGTCATAAAAACTGAAACCGCCGCCGTTTAATCATCGGTCCAGCGGCCAATCGTGCGGAGTAAGGCTTCGGCGCGTTGTGAGGGGGTGGCGTGAACAATGAGTGCGGTTTTCATCCAGTCGCGTGGATTAAACCTCAACTTTCCATGAGTTGCGATTTCTAGTGACTTCAAATAAACGTAAGTTTGGTCGATGCTAAGTTTTTCCTCCGCCTCGTGAATAGCGTTGAGGTCGTTGAGGTAGTCGGGTAATCCTCCTTCGCCGAAACAATCAGGAACAATGAATCCATTTTCAACACCTCTTTGGTGCGACCAAATTGCGCCAGGAGAGAGCCATCTTTTGGTGTCAAACGGCGCACGCTTCCACCCGCAAAACTCCGCGAGTTTAATGCGCTGCCGTTCAGGTGTCATATGTGTTTCCAATTCTCCCGGCTTTGTCCACAATCCTCCCAATTAACCCCCTCTGTTTTCAGTTCGTCCCAGAGGAACTTTGAGACTGAGGTGAACAGGAAACGTGCGGGGATATTTGCCGGTGGAATCTTTAGTGCAACCCACGGAACTTTCCTGGTCTTTGGTTTGTATCCGTGCAGGATCATTTTACCTTCTTCGCTTTGTCCACAATGTGTCTAATCGGATGACTGGATCGCCGCATGGACAGCGGAATCGTGTAATGGACACGGAATTCGGTCGATGACTTCCTGTGCTATTTGGTTTCCAATGCTATTTCCACGCGATAAACCATTTCCAAGCACCGCCAATTTTTCCAACGCTTTGCGAGACTCCAAGCACCATTCAAGCAGTTCCTTCCCGGCACCGTTGGCGAGGACTCGTTCGCAAAGTTTCGAGAAATGACCCGCCTCGTTGTCCAGAAACTCAGGGGCTAATTCCATGGCCGACTCGACTACGTAACGCAAGGCTGCACACGTCGCTTTCAACTCTTGCGTTGCGTCGAGTTGGATCGCCTCAATTTCATCGACCGTGACTTCAACTATTCCCGTCGCTTTGCTGATTTCATCACGCCATTCGTTTGGTGTTTTCATGTTAATTCCCATTTTAGTTTTTGCTGTCCGTAAATCGGCTGCCACTCTCGTGGCCTTGATTCCCGGTGCCAGTGCTCAGCGTTCACCTCGCCAACCACCTTGAACCCGGCCCCACGCAATGATGAGCCCGACTCAGCTTGCATGGTGTAGGTGATTAGTTTAAGACCGCCCATAGCCACCCATGCCCGCCAGCAAGACCGGTAAAGCATAGAGCAAGCATTCTTTGGCGCACCGGAGACACAGAGGCGTGTTATCTCCGCAGTAAACCCGTTGTCAGCCATTCGCGCCACAGGTCGGCCAACGATGGCAACTCCGACAAGCATACCTTCATGCTGAACCCCGATGCAGAAACGAGCCCCAACAACTGGATTGTTGTGACGGTGGAAGGACGCCACAAACTCGTTGGCCTCCGAGATATTGATCGGCTTCAGGTTCACTTCTTCACCTTTCGGCTGCGCTCCACAATCCTCCCAATAACCCCCATCGTGAGCGACACGTCACCAGCTACGGTTTTGCGTGCCAAGAAGCGAGGGAGTGCGCCAAGCTCGCGGGCGGTTAGCGCGATGCTGGATGTGCGGTGAGTGCGGTTCATGGCAATTGAATTCCACACTCAGGCCCGCATGAAAGATTCTCTTTCTTGCCTGACTTCTTGAATGGCCCAGGCGGAAGCTCATCAAGGAAGATGCGCTCGTGATGGTGAATCTCTACAAGACGGCAACCAATAGCCCTGGACTGCCGACAGCGTCTTTTGAACACTTCAGGGAAGTGGGTGCGCACCATGTCCCAATACCACGGGCTTGATGATTTCACGCATCCAGGGCAGTTGTTATTGTTGAATCCAAGGTCGTACATAACCGGCTGTTTAATTCCAGCCATACGTAATTCCGCTAGGCAATCTCGCTTTGTGAGTTCTAGTTTGACCAGAATCCACAGAAGATTCATGTCTGGGTTTCGAATAGTGAATATCGCCGCTCGCTCACGTTCTCCGTAAGTGAAGCCGAATACATGAGTGTCATCAGGCCGGGCGAATTCGTGCCGTGGCAGCTTCTTTAACTCGGTGGTGCAGCGGGCGCCAGCAACACCAGACATATATCGTTTAAGTTCAAAAACATCGTCCACGGTCGCGTATTCCGGGTTTCGGATATAGACAATCGGCTGGCCAAACCAGCGTTCGCATTCAGCAGAGAATCTGTAATTGTCCTCGTGTTCGCTGGGCCGGGTGTCACAGTTGACTACGACAACTTCGCGGGACTTTCCGTAATAGCTGATGGTTTTCTTCGCAGCTACAGCGGACGGAGCCCCGCACGAGAACCAGCAAAGTATGCGCGGCTTATTCACGACTGCAATTCCATTGCGGTTAGCACGACTCTGCTCGGGTGGTGAATCGCTCATGGTTTGCCGCCTCACGGAGTCCCGCAATCCTACCCTTGCGTTCGCCAGCGGCTAAGGCTTGTTCCAGCTGTTTCTGCGCGGCGGTGAGTTGCTCTTTGAGCTTTTCGAGCAACCCGTCCCGCTCCGCCTCCACCTTAGTCAGCGCCTCCTCAAAGTTTGTGGCAATTTCGGACCAGTTTATGTCATCGCCTGCAACGATGCCTTCGAGTCGGGATATTTCATCATCGATGGTCTGCGTCGCAAACCCTTGCGGGCTCAACTCGTCTTGAAGTCGCTTCAGCAACTCAATCGTCACCTTGAGCTCACCAACGTCCACCATGCCACGCCGGGCGAGTTGATCGGA